GTCCGGTACTTTCCTCATCTTATAGTTTTAGGTTATCAAGTAAAAATCGTTGGATACCCCCCTTATCTATTAAAGCACAACAGAGTTGCCGATAGTCTTCATTACGTGGGAAGTATCCTATATTAACTGAAGATTTACTAACAAACTCTCGCATAGTATCTTGATCTTTGTATAGCTTCTTCTGGCAAATAAATTTCCAAAGACCTGAATCCTTACTTACCAAATCATTGATACTATACGATAGTGCTGAGTCATTCGTATGGATGATTACTCCATTCTCTGCTGAAGCAATCAATCTTTTTACTATGGTCTTTCCTCGTGGTTGCCATCATCTCTTAACTAACTCGGTTAAGATTTCTTCTAGTGTGTGCATTATTTAAATAGATTAGCAATATAAAACGCAGCTGATATAGTAGATACCAAAAGACAAATAGTCCAAATTATTATTAAAAATATTGTCAATGATAAACTCTCATCATATCACATTCCTGTTTTTTCTACAAAAAAATCTTCTATCTTTCTAAATATTATAGGTAGCGACATTGCAATCGCGGAGAGTATTACAGCGATAAACAGCGGTAAGATTATTCAAATCATATTAAAACCCTTCTCAATGAAATAAAACGTCGCAAACAAACAACGAAGTTAAAACATACAAGACAATCACACCGAACAATAAAGGTAACTCATATTTTTCTCCAAGCTTTTTAAATAGCCAAATTCGAATACATAAATGTATTTTTACGTTTAGCATTATAAAAAGAAAATAGATCGGTGCTTTAATTAGAATTACTTGACTCTCAGTCATCAGAAACTCTTATGTTATTAACTAAAAATTCTGGTAAATCTTCCTCTATACAAAGAGCAGACTCTATGATCCAGTATGTGTGATCATAAATATCATATTCTCTCTCCATTCCGTGGTTTGTCCATACATTAAAATTCCTTTTAAATAACCTCTTCTCAACTACAAACTGCCGTAGACCACTCTCGAGACTTACCAACTCTCTGAAGCTTTTGAATTCCTGTCCGTAATTCTCCTTTTCTGGATTACTATAATCCATATATCAAATATGAATATTTTTCCGTTTAAAATCTACCCTAAACAAGTCAATATCTACAGTATCTATCCCCCAAGGATCCCATCCTTGTTCCATAAGATGAGTTAGTACTCTTTCTAAGTCGCTCATTGTTATAACTTACACATATATAAAAATGAAGAGAATAACATTCATAAGAAGAAGACACTGATTATAACATTACACAAATCTTCTTGATCACTTGGTACAAGCTTATATAAAATTTTATACAATATTCAAGAAAACCAAAACAGGAAACACACAAAAATCGTATACACGAATACCTTAAGTCGAATTTCCATAATCGTATATTTTAGTATATAAAATCCTCTAAACACCCCCTGCTATCTTGGTCTATCTGCCGAAAACTCCGGAAGGCAGCGGTCACAAGAATCGCAGGGGATGAAATCCTAGAATTTTTTATTTGCAATAGGCGGGGATCGAACCTCGCACCTCAGGATCCCACGATCCTGCCTCTACCGTTAGAGCTACTATCGCATAATCACAGCAGGCTGGACTCGAACCAACGACACAAGGCTTTGGAGGCCTCTGCTCTACCAACTGAGCTACTGCTGTATTATGAGGAGCTTTCCTCCTCTGGTTCCTTGGGTATGATCTTCAAGTTAAATTCTCTAGCCCATCGAGTTTCTTTATTCTGATCTACTACTAGATAAGATGAGCTTGTGAATTGTTCCAATACCATCACCTTTTTCTTCACTCAAGAGAGCATTGTATACATTACAATGTCTCACTTCTTGAATTTATGTTTCATCTTATCTAACATAGAAAACTAAAAATATCTTTACTTGCTCGGTAATACATAGTTACAGAGACTATAAATCAAAAGAAGAATATAGCAAAAAACAAAAGATAAAGATCTCTTAGATATTTTTTCTCAGATAATACTGCGTATAAAACTAAACAGATAGTAACTACTGAAACGATACCCATAGAAAGAGTTAGCATATACGCTCATCGAATATTTTGCTCAACATAATCGTTAGATAAATCTTCACTTAGCTGATGGGTACAATAGAAATAATTTGTTATTACATTGTGAGTTATCTTCATTTTATTCATCATACTCGATATAAAGAATCTTGTATCACTGCCCTTCCCAGTAATCTATAGTTTCGTCTATGTATTCCTTCTCTCTATTATAGACACTTAGAATATCATTGTATTCTTTATCAGGATTATCTGTATATACGTATCAGAATCTTTCTCAGCAACACTCGCAAGAGTTTCTATTGTCTTCCGCGATATCGCACTTGAAATATTCCTCGAATATTTTGATAGCTTCGTCGGCACTATAAGCCTCAACTACGCACATATTGTATTTGAGTTTATCGTTTGTCTCATTGTATCCAGCTAGATACTTACGATATCCTCCTGAATTATTTTCATCAAAAAGATACCTACTGAGAACAGAATTCTTTTTCTTGACTTTAACTTTTTCTATTGTCATCTTTACCTCCTTAATAAATATAAACAGTATCACGGCATATCTTTAACATTCAGAGACATACAATAAATCTGATATGGTATTCTCAGTAAGAAAAGAGCTACCAAGATACTAATAATTATCGCTAATAATACTGTCTTCATACTCAAGGTATTTAATAGATTAAATTTCAAGAGAGCAGGAATTGCACCTGCGAGTAGTGACCACTCTCTACAGTGAAAGATCACTCCGATCTGAATTGTTCTAAGTCTCTTGATAATGGAGGAGCGTCCTCCTCCGAAATAGACTAACCTTAGTATGCCTCTTGCGAGTCGCCTGTTGTTAGCCTCAATTGCAACAAGTAGGAATCGAACCTACAACCTCTAGCACTCTACCAATGAGTTTCTGTCTCATAAATCAAACAGAGGGTGGGGATTTACACCCCACAGTGAATAGCCGAATTCTCAGACAAATCATCCACACAATACTACTGTATTGCTATTCTATTCTCTCCTCTAGCGTCTACATTTTCCGCCACCTCTGTTTTGATACGGGAGAGCGCCCCCTCCCTACTCAGATAGGTCTCGAACCTATATCCTTAGGTTTTATATGATTCCTCTTTATGGAGCTAATGAGGCTGCTCCAACCATATAAATCCTCGCTCTGCTTTGAGCTACTGAGATATAACTAGCTAGGTAGGTTAGCTATTCCTACCTAGTTTGAAGCTTCGCATTTGCTGCGGAATCGAACCGCTCCTAATCGGGTTTAGCCCGACGCTGTGCTACCATTACACTAAACAAACATACGCTAGCCTAAAAGGACTAGCGGAAATTGAATAAATTGACTAAAAAAATAGTCAAACACCCGGGAACGATCAATCCCCAATGGGCAATATCAGGAATAGGAACTACACGTGTACCTATTCCAATTCCCCACCTACTAACTTAGACCGCTTTACGTGTAAAACAATCTAACTTCTTCGTTCTGGATCTTCTTTCATTTCCAGCCTCGCCTTAGTAGTTTAACGTCTTCAAGAGGTTCGGACAGGTATTAATCCTAGATTAGGACGGAGCTGGTATCTCACCAGCAAGCAAATAGCAACTTTCTAAAATGTAGCGCGGGCCTGTTTAATCACAACAAACTTTTTATATCGTTATCATCTATTTGAGTCCGTCCATAATGGAGGCTATTAAATTTGAATAGCCTCGATAATTAGATCCAAACAAAGAATAGACTGCTCTTCTAATGGATCGCTTTTAAAAATCCATTCTTTTAGGATTTCATCTCTATAATAATCAGCAGTTGCTTTGCTTGTAATGGCAGCCTTCTTCCTGTCCATTTCACTTAGTCAAACAACTGTTTTATACATATCAAAATTCTTATCATTTTCCATCCACTCAAGAACATTCCCGATATAGATATCATCTGGAGTACAAGAACGATATTTGATATTGTTCTTGATGTATTTTATTTTTTCTCTGTGGTTCATTTTGCTTTCAAAAGATTTAAATATTCTTCTCTTATATCATTCAACCTTTTAGCTATAGCAAAAAGGATTTCTGGTTTATCCTCTTCCACCTCTAATATCTCCCACAATCCTCAAGGAGCATTAAGATCGCTTAATATTCTACTTACAATCTGCCTTGCATATTTGTTTGGATTTATTCTCATATTGTTCCAATAAGAATTTAAAAGTCATTATCTTCACCTCCGCAGTTGACTACAAATAGTCCGTTGCGTTCGTACATATCTATATCCTTCTTGCGGTCATCGTAAACGATAGTCTTAGATAGGTCTAGGAATGGTAAGATGGATTTTAGCATTCTCTCTTTATATTCATTACTTGGAGAATGGTCGCTGTCTTCTCTCATAAAAAATCCATCAAAATTGAAATGAATACGAGCCAAGCTACCATATAATACTTTCGCTGGTCTTCCGGTTATTATCACAACACGGTATCAATCTTCATTTAATTCAGATATTTTTTCTTGCATTTCAATTATAGGATGATCCAATAGATACACCTGATCATCTTTATTATACCCATCATAATTAAGTTTATCAGTATCTTTATTAAAGAATTTCTTGTATCTTGCTTTATTGCTAACCGTAGTTCCATCAAGGTCTACGATAGCTACCTTAGATCATTTCAGTCCACAGACGTCATATCAATATGTATAGGCGTCATAACAAGATAAAGCATATCAGACGTTTCATAACATATTAACAGCTCGATTTTCCTTGAAAGCCTGCACGTCGTCGTAACCCTTTAGCTTCTTATATTCTTCCATTAGATCAACAACTCCAAGACTTTTGTAGTGAAATCTTAAATACTCCTCTAGCTTCTCGTGTATCTCCTTACCAAAATATTTACTATCTTGACACGGAGATATAAAAGCTGGCATAAGCCTTCAGCGTTTGCAGCGATAATCTACCTCCTTCATATAATCTGTAGCCTCTTTCATACTACAAAATGTATCGCCATAATGAGACAAAATGTCCTTCAGGGTTACAGTATATAAGTCGTTGGCCTGATCTCATAAGAGGGCTTTAATTACAGTAAGCTGCCTCATTACCAAAGGACCTTTGAGGAATATAGCCTTTGTCATTTCCGTTTTCTTAGTTTCTAAATAGGAGGGGCGGACAGGATTTGAACCTGCGACCTCAATTTCCCAAGCATATATTGCTGTTAGCCTTCCTTTAACGAAAGACATTTTTAATGCATTGCGCTCTAACCACTGAGCTACGCGCCCCAAGCACGTGTCGGAGATATGGTACCCCGCTGCCATTTAGAGTCATACAGTGACTATGTTGGAGTATAAGAATTTCTTGTTAAAAGTCAAGAGCTAATCTAACAAACGATTATTATCGTGATCAGTAGGTTTTAATGTCCACACTCCTCTAGCTTTGTCGTATACGTAATTATCTCTCCAGTTCTCGTCGGCGTAAGCGTCGCCATCATCTGCGTCGAACATACTATCTTCGTAGTAGTAACTAGGTTTGTACTTAGGCTCTTTCTTCTTAGATTTTTTACTATAAGTAGTACCGAAGCCTGACCACTTAGGTTTGATAATATTCTCGCTAAGCTGCTTTACCGCATTCTGCATTCGCTGACGAATGATTTGTACTTCTTCCAACTGATCCTCTGGAATGAGATGGTCGATAGCTGCAGTTCTGAAAGCCGTATCTGTATCCACTGTTGCGTCAATATACTCGAGGTATTTATCCTTAACAGAGTTCTCAAATACCTCTTTCATTTGAGGAATAACACCTTCTCCGAAGATACTAGCAAATGGAGAGTAATCCATATTGTCGAAGATCTCCTTTGTACCATCATCCTTAGATAGGAATCTAATTTCTGGTGTAGGCTCTACAGTCATCGTAGCGTCAATCTCTACGTTGAAAGGTCTGTAGAAATTAAGACAACCCTTATAGGTAATCTCCTTTTGATTATAAGCCGTCACTACAGCCCACATCATAGTCGATCAGTCATTAAGTTCTGTTCTAGCATTATCATCTGTAGAAGACCAGAACACTCCCATACTATGGTGTGAGTGAAGCACGCAATTCCACAAATGTTTTTGCATTGGATCGTATTCATTTAGGAATTTATCGGCCCATTTCATACCATCTTCATCGATGGTTACGTCACCAGCGGTAATCTTTTGAGGTGGATGAATCATATCCACCAAAATAAATTTACCGTCCTCCACCTTCTGTACTTTACAGAGTGCAGCCCACTCTGTATTGTGGTAAATCTTGTGAAGCTTCTTAATATACTCATTCACCTCCCGTGCAATCTCCAACTGGAGATTGAACCCTTTTTGATTATTAAGCCCCAAGTGTTTTCCGAATTCAGGAGTAGAAGGATAAATTTTACTCTCTGTATCTATGTTGATTATATTGCTAACTCTCATCTTAGTTTGTAGTTAAAGAATTAAAAGTCATCGTCTCTATCATCGTCTTCCTCTTCATCATACTCAGCAACCATATCTGCTGGGTCTATGTTTTCTTCCTTTTTTTCTGCAATAAGTTGTTTAATTTTACCTGCATAGATTTCATCAGTATCTTGCTCGCTTTCGTGTCTGTTGATTTTGTTATGATCAGCGTCGTCCTGAAAGAAATACGATTCATCAGGGAACTTTAATTTAGGATCCCCCTTCTCATCAAAGAGTGATCTGAAGAGATTTGTTTTCCTAGCCAATACCTCATAACAGTTATACTGTGTCTGAAGTTGGTAGTAAATTTCTTCCAGTTTAATACCGTCTCCGAACATAGCTAACAACTCTTCGTCAGTTATATCACTTCTCTGGTCTCTTAAGAACTCCTCCATTTTGAAACGAGTGTCTCTAAATTCTCCAGAGAAATCGTTAGACGTTACGTGAGTTGCGAAGTGACAGATAGAATCGATGAGTCCCATAAAATCAAATGTTCTTGCAGCTCTTGAAACGAGACTCGCAAGATCTCCAAGGCAAAGATCGCCACCTCCTAAGATATGTGGGTGTCTACCAGTCTCTCATTGGATCCAGTAGTTATCTCCCATATTGACTTTAATTCGACAAGGTGGAAGAATGATATTATTGTAATTATCAGACGTGTCAATTCCTCTTCTACCTAAGAATTCGATTGTCAACTTTCCATCACCCATATGAATGCTTTTAACATACGAGTGCTTGTTGTATTTTTCTTTGATCGCCTTCCACTGGTCTGAGAAGTCGTTCTTAAGAAACGCAGACTCAGCCATTGGCTGGATTAGAGATCTGATAAGATTGATCTTCGCTGCTTCAATCTCTTCATTTGTTCTCTGCATTAGACCGTCTACTACGCTCTTAATTGTAGCGTCGATTCTTTGAGAATATTTTGGTAAGAAATAATCTCCACTCCTTGAGAAACAATGTGTATACACAATGTGTTCGTCATCAAGCACAATGTAGAATTTATTAGATGAAAGTGATAACTTATCTACTCTGTAACGAGCGCTACCATCGAACAATAAGAAGTTTTTGTCTCTGATATTATAGTTATAAAACCTCTCTAATAGATATTCGGCGTATCCAGAAGGTCAAATAACTACTCTTTTTCTACCGTTCTTATACACGGTAAGTTCCAAATCTTGCATAACTTCATCTGCTGGCTTCTCCATAATATACTCTACCAATAATTTCTCAGCGTCAAATCCTGAGTAGAACTTTGCCTTCGGATATTTTTCCTCGATCCTTTTTTTAGCTCATTGAGAGAAGATATTAGTATTGATGGCTATTGGCTGAAGTTTTACTTCATCAATTTTCCCATCGAACGCTACCGTTCTTTTGATATATTCAAGTTGTCATACGTCTGAATATGTCTTAGGTGCTTCTGCTGTATTTACTTCTGTAGTTGGTACTCTCATTTCTATTGAAATTTATAAAGTAAAAAATTTCACGTATCCATCTGATACGATTTACAAAGCTGTCCTCAGTTCAGGTGTTCTGCTAATACTGCAGACACAAGACCCGCCATAGATACTGCATTAAACGCTACGGCTTTGGAAGTACAAGCAACTTCTTCTGGAGCTGCAGCTTCACCCATCTCTTCAGATAACCACTTCGTTCTCTCAAACTCGTTACCATAAAGCGTGTTTACGATACACAGTTTCTTAACCATTCTTGGGTCGATGATGAACTGATTGTCCTTAGCAGCCTTTACTACCTCAGCTCTTGTCTCCATATTATCCAGAGCCAAGATAAGGATATCCATACCTTCGACGTGTTCTGGTAGGAACTTAGAATCGATGGCTGTAATCTCTTCATCAGCCATTAGACTAACGTTCTGCTTTAAAGCTTCTACTTTCTTCATTCAGATCTGCTTTGCAGAAAAGAATTGAGATGAACAGTTATGGATTTCAACAGTATCAAAATCTACTACAGTGATATCACTGCAGCCCATCTTTGCGAGTGTGTATGCTGTCGTGGATCAGATACCACCAGCACCTACAATTAAAATTTTTTTGCTCCCGTGAGCTGTTGGGTCGAAGAGGTCCATACCTCTTGAAAAGTTTCTTTCCATATTCGTGTATAATTAGATTATAAAAAACTCTCATAAGACTTATTAAACCAGCCATCGTTATCGATAACTTCTTTTATGATATCAGCAGTTGGTACGCTCCAATCGTCCGTGAGACCTTTGTGATACGAAAGAACTGGAGTTAAGAATTTATTTAGCCAAGCTTTATGAAATAACTTAGGATCTTCTAGTTTATAGAAGGTAATGATAAGCTTTTCTATACTATCTCACTCATCATCATAATCCGAATCTTCATTAATTTCATATCCCACATAAATACCTTCTTGCCTCTTCATTTCTAAATCCTCAAAGAATGATATGATACCTTTCAATGACCAATAGGTGAGATCCTTAACAAAAATTTCCTCAGTATATGCAGGATGAAACATATACGAAGGCATAGATCCTTTGTAACTTCTATTACCTTCTTCAAAGAAAATCTTTTTATAGTTCCTTTTCACCCAGTCTTCGAAGAGTCTTTTGTACATATCTAATAAGGTATTCATTGTACACCTAACTTTGTACACGGCATTCATAGATAATCTATCTGAACCGAAATCAAATTGCAGGTTAATATCATATCCTAATTCGGTTCTCTCTAATCACAAAAAATCTCAGATATGTTGATACATAAGTAGGTTATATTCTTTATCTATATTGTAATCCATAGTATACGTTGTTAACTATTTAAATCTTCTTATCCTCCTCTGATGGAGTTCTATTAAAGTCTTAAGAATGTCCTTATGGTCTGGACCAAAGTTGTAAACATTTATATAATGCGGTGTATCGTAATCAGTGCCTGCACTATAAAATACTCAAGGTTCATTTTTAGATCTCTCGATTATCTCATCTATATCCTTAAGATATTCCCTCATCGATTTAATATCTTTCTTCAAGCTCTCTCATTCTAATTCTAAATTATATCCATCATCATTCACAGGGTCTATAAGATCCCTAGTGATATAGCAATCCGAAAGATCTTTATCCTTCACAGTTCCTAGCCATTGGTAGAAATAAATAGCCAACTTTTCCAAAGACTTTTTATATCCTCAATCGAATGCAAAGATATACGTATTACTCATTTCGTCGTGTTTATAGAATGCGTACATATCAGATATTGTTGCAGCCTTATTTTTATAATCTTTACTTAAAACAAAATCAGGATCATTGATCTTAAGGTCGGTCTCTATATAGAGGATAGTTTTTGCCATTTCACTTTGGGGTTATTAATTAAAAAGTATAGCCGTTAATTTTTTTTGCTAATGATACTGGATCATTAGTAAATTTATATAAAGTCACTAGGTACTCGCATTCATCATACTTTCATTTATCATAGTATCATTTTTTGCTTTGTGCTTCATCCATTATATCCTCGATCTCTTCTACGTAATTATTTACACCTTCAATTAGATCTTCTATAGTCTCAAACTTATCTGAATACAAATCACATTGCTTTACGATATATCTATTTTTTATACTATTACTAATAGTACAATTTGTTAGATCTCTATCATAATAATCATTTAGCCAATCCAAAAAATATGTAGCTATTAGCTTTAGAGCTGACAACTCCTGATCTTTTTTTACAGGTACAAGATATTCATTAGCTTCATTATCATTATCATAGAATTCAAAATGCTTATCTAGCTTTGTATAATCTATAGTAAAGGTATCGTCTTTCTTATGGAACATTGAGTTCTCTATCTCCATATCTGTTCTTACACAGAAGAAGATTTCATCCTCATTCTTTTTAAAAGTTACTGGTGGTAATGGTATTCTCATTTTAATAGCTATAACGAACTAAAATCTATATCTTTAATTAATGCTTCTATTTTTTCTCTTGTATACATACTACTAGCGAAGTTCTGTATGCAAACTGCTTTTATAGAATTCAACAAATCTTCCCCTCTTCTCTTCTCAACTTCTGTTACTTTTATGGTATAAGATAAATATTCTCACATATTACTTACATAATAATAACTATCTATATTATCTATGTATGAATATACTTCATCTAGTTTTCTTCTACAACTCTCTAAATCAAGATTATTGAAATCAAAATATTTCGCTTTAGTACACTTAAATAATGTATATTTATGTACATTTTTAGGTAGGTATTGTGGCTCGATATCTTCGATCCATTGTTTTATATCTTTATACACGTCAATAAATATTTTAACAAATGTTAGTTCATCAACGATTGCTTCGCAAGTATAGTTATCACTTCATCAATATATAGTGCAATACAAATTGCGTCAACTAATTCCCTCTTCATACAAATCACTATTCGGTTTTTTGTAGAATTTAAATACTCTTCTTCAATTATCTTTATTCATTTTACTTAGAACAGATTATAAAAAACAACCCCCTCGTTAGAGGGGGAAGTTCGCTACTACCCTTGGTGTACTCCTTTCTTTTCGAAGACAAGGATATCCCCGTCGTCGAGTAGGAAATGAAGTTCAGCAGTTTGCCCATTGATAGTAGGCAAAGTTTCTCTTGACAACTGAGCTGCGTCAATTGCCTGAGCCACTGTTGAATCAACGTCTAGCTCCACAGTCTTTTGGACTTCTCCAAGTCTCTGGATATAAACCTTGATTTTACCATTTTCTGTTGCTCTCATTGTGTGTGTAAATAAAGAATAAAACAATACGGTAGACATAACTACCATATCAGAAACTCGTAGGTGGAAATGGGAAGGACCTAGAGCCTCTGATATGGTAACAATATCGTTACCATTGATGACCACATTGTATGCATTCATCGTTTTCTTTTGGATTAAGTCCTCAACAATGTTCGCACCTAATCCCCTGCCCGTAGTACGGGTCTTTATAATCTTCATAAATCTCTGGCTTTCAGTCAACGTACTTTCTGATACCAGAGAAATACATTCATCATTCATCAAACTCATAGAGTAAAGAACTACAATGCTTTGATAGTTCTGCGATAATGTTATCGCTGATCTGACTCCAAGCTGTTGTAAAGTATAAGGTAATATTCTTATCCCAATCTCTATGGATATGATTGCCGAAGGTTCACCATTTGGTTCACCAGTTCTGTATTGACCAGTAATACCAAGCGTCATCCTTACCATTAGAGTCCATACTGTCCTTGATTTTCTTAGGCATAGGACACACGAAACTTTCTAATGGCTTATCCTTACCATTAATTTTATATAAGAAGTTACGTAGTTTCGTTGTCGGGTTTACGAACGTGATTGTTCCGCTACAATAGTTTGCCATTTCCTTATTGCGTAAGAATTTAAAAAACAAAACAGGGGACAGTAAGAATGAAGTTTTGAGCAATTTCATTTGTAAGTTTGTTTGCTGTATGTCCCCTTTAAACAGAAGCCGTTGATGATTATGGTTTAGAAGTCCAGTCATATAGGTTTGCTGTAAGGCTTCTTAATTATTTATTTAATTCTACTATATCTCTCTGAGTCAAGTACACTCTTAACCATAGCTACTGGGTCGGTGATACCATTCAACAATCCCTTAAGGATTGCTACTGAATATCACGATACAAGTAAACCGTATTCACACTTTTGGATGGGTACATTATCGTGGCTTGATCTAAGATTCCAGTATACCAGCAAAGGCATTTCGTATCCTGCTGCTTCGTATTTTTCTTTGATAGCAGAATGGTTAAACACCTTAACTCCGTGTGCGGTAACTGAGTTAAACTCCATATCAGATAAGATAATCAATGTCTTCGGCATATCTTTCTCAGCGAGATTCTTTTCCTTCGCTACCGCTAAGAGAGTTTCGAATACTCCTTGCAAGTTTGTGCTGCAGTTTTCCATTGAGTTATCTACCTGCTTAACCCTAGCTTGCAGTGAACCAGTTGCCGTATGAAGCTGAGGATTACCAGAGAATGTAATGAAACTATCCTTAAAGATACCGTTGTTATTCTCTGAAATGTAGAGTCACAATGCTACAGAGATATCCAAAGCAGTTACTCTTGACTTAGGAATTGGATTGAACGTCATTGAAAATGACGTGTCAACTACAGGTAGAACAGAACCTGATACAGGGAACTTTGGATACGTCTTCCACATTGCTTCCCACATATCTCTCTCAGTGCCATTAGTACCTCTAATTCCTCTAACAATGTCGTGAGGGAAGAGTCACTTTACATTCATCGTGGTGTGTCCAGCGGACACACTGTCGATAAACTCAGTTCTCCTTTTCTCATCGTTTCTTAGAAAAGCTTTTGAGTATTTCTTATTAGCAACCGAAGGCACTGACTTATAGTTAATTTCAGACCATTCGTTCTTAGACATTTGCTGCTCAACAACTTTGGTAAGCTCTACCAATTTCTTTCTCCAAGCCTTGGCGTGTGATAACTCTCTAGTTCTACCGTAGATATTTTTGTAGAATTGCTTAGCAATGACTCACTTTCTTGGTAGCCATTTGGCGAGGAGAGTATCTCATTTCTCTCGTAGATTGTTGTTAACAAATTCTACAACCATATCAGGGATCTGCTCTCCTTTATCTGTAAAGCATTTCCACAAGTCGTCTCGTCTTCCATATTCAGGAACGTCGTACATACACTCTTGGAACATATAGGTTACATTGTAATACAACCAACGCAAGCATACTCTGAATACGTATCTCATACCAGCTCAACCTCTAGCGTCTCTTGTCCAGAAGAGACACTTGAGAGCATAGATAGGATCTTCATTGTAAGCTTCCTGAAAGATCTTTACGATCTCTGACTCCTCTCTCTTTGAAGATACAGGCAACATAAAGAACATATCAACTAACTTACTGTTAGAAGTTGAGTGGGTAATAGCTCCATTCTCTGTATAGGTCGGAGCGATATCTTGTCGAGCTGATACTAATGGTGATGGTGTGGTCCTCATTTCACTTTACATATAAATTAAAATACATTGTCTATAGTATACAAAATTCCCAAGCAAAGTCAAGGGAATTTACGCAGTAATTTTTTGTACAAATGTTTGAATAAATTCCTCGATCTCGGTATCCTTATCAACAAAGATACTATCGAGAATGAGTTTGTCTTCGATCTCTTCTCTAGTCGGAGCCTTCTTCATAAATGCTCTTCTAATATTTTCGATAGCATTCTCATCCATATTCTGAGAATTCAAATAGAAGTAACAAGTAACGTCTCTTACTTTATCCGCAATACCAAGCTGCTCAACATAAAGTTTACCCCATACTGTAACCTTATTATTTGAATTCATACCAACAACTTCTTTTATTTTTTTATAGAAGTCTGTTTGCTTATACGCTTCGAAGAGTTCGTTAACACCTCTCTCACTTTCTGGATCTGTACCTAAGTATTTAGGATCAGAATGAATTCTTTTATAAATTTCATTTACAAGTACGTCGATTTGCCTGTTGTTTAATTTCATAATATATGATGATTAAATAATAAAACTACATAAGGGTTGTGTTAATGATTGTCATTATCTATCTCTAGCGTTCCTCTTCTAAAGATAGACTCTCTGAGATCAGCGAACATATCTTGCCAAAGGTCTGACGACTGATGGTCAATGTATCCATATTCACTTCACTCTCAGAGCTTATTATAAAGACGATACAATACAACTTTACAGTTCGTCTGATCCTTAATAGCTTCTTCGAACTTAAGGATCTTTGGACTATCTCCTTTGTATTCGTAGAGTCCATCTGCTCGAGGATACTCTACCATATCATCCTTTCACGGATACTCAGAATTGAATAGTCCAGTAGCAATATAGCACGCTTTGTCTATAGGATTGGTATACTTATCATATCACCATCCATATTCTCCGAATTCAATCTCAACATATCCTTCAGGACTGACTTGGATTGTTCCGTATTCTGGCTCACCATAGAATGAAAACGAATGCATAGAAGAACTATTCGTTTCAAAAACTCACTGTCTTACGCTCATCTTTTACGTGATTAAATGCTAAAAATATATCTTCAAGCTTCCATCTCTGAGGTAGAGAGGAAGCAATACCATACTGGATATCATCTGTCGAGGCATCGAGATACATTGTAAATGTACCTTCGTCTCACATATATCTTTCGACTCGAGATTCTGGAGTAAAGAATCTCTTAACATTAAGCTGCTCAAGAGCTAGGTTATCGAAAGATAAAAACCCTTCACTGAGTAACTCTCAGATATGAGTCTTGAGGTCGTTGATATTGTGTCTGATTTTATCTGAGAGATATGTCTTACCTCTTCAGTAATTTTTATATCAGAGGATAAGAACTTTGAATCACCTCTCCAGAAGAGATTGGATCTGACCGGTAGAATGTACTCCAGCGATCGTATGGATTACGATATGCTCATAGGTATCAGGCGTGATACTCTCTGGGATACCGTTACCATAAGAGATTCCGAGGCCGTAGATATACTGTAAAATCTCAGGAGTAAGCTGACCGAAGTGAGCTACATTTACCGTGAGATTGGGGATATATCAGGAACTGTTAAGTTCCTTCACTAGTCCGAGAAGCTCTGGGTGAGACAACGGATTCCCTCAGCCAATAGCGAACTCAACTCCTTTCGGTAGCTGCTTGATATGACCGAGTAGCTTAGCTAAGTCTCAATGCTTACCAGCAGTCGTAGAGTTCTCGTGGCAGAATGGACAACCAAGGTCACAGTAGTTCGTAATCTTGATATCGATATTCTCTGGGAACAGAGCCACTCAAGATCACTCACGGACCTTAGTACCATCACTATAGATTGAGGTACTGTAGTCTCAGTTTTTATACGAATTCAAAAGTTCCATCGTTTTCCATTTCAGAATAAATTTCCTCTTCTTCGATCCATTTAGCAATATCGCTCTTGATATTCTTTGGGTCGTTATATAAGTCCCTTGTTTTTATTGAATCCTCTAGCCGCCACTGGCGGTTATCTACATCTTTCTGATGATACTCAACCCGCTTCTCTTTGATTATTTTATAGAGTTCTTTGGCTGTTAATACCACCGAAACATATTGATCCGAAGGAGTAATCTTAAAGTCCTCTTCTTCATCCGTTTCAGTGTTTCTAGTTTTTGGATGAGTGAATCAAAAGCTATCATAATTTACTTTGAAACGTGTTTCATCCCCAAGAACTTCACAGACTAATTCATAGTCGTTCCATCCTTCACCCTTCGGAGTCTCTTTCAATGCAATGATCTTACACTTACGATGAGGAAGATCCTTAAGATAATATTGATTAACTCATAGTATATATAAACTCTGTCAGATATGAAACTTCATTTGAATGGAAGTTACTAATTAAAACTTTAGGGGTCAGCAGTAAAGTGTATTGATGAAAGATACTCTATCTTGAGTTTCATAAAGCTTTACAAAAAGAAGGATGATCCAACCATAAGGACTTGCCATATCAATAAGTCAACGCATAAAACTTAGTGCCTCACTTATCTTATATCAGTCTGTTTCCAACCAGCTTTTTCCCGATAAGCCACTCCAGAAATCCAGCTTCAGGTATCAGTAAATGATTTACTGATACCAACTCAGATCCTTTAGTGTAGAAGATTTTGTAAATGAAAGGCTCTACAACTTCTATATTGAGCGGCTTAGCTCCAAAGAGATGACAACCATTCTTAACAGCTACCTTCAGTATCTTCGTAAAGGTCTCATCTTCGGGATCGATAGACAACTCAGCCATAGGCTGAGTATCCTCCACGATATGGTGGACCATATAGTGGTCGAGTAGTTCGGCCTTAGTCTTGAAGACTTGTGAGTTAAGATTACCATCTATCTTAGCTTGCCATCAGTTAACAACTTTTTTGAGAACTAAATACATAGTTGTGGAAAATTAATATATAAAAAACGTAACCTCTGGGAGTACTCAAGGTATCAGATAGTATACGATGAGGAAGAGGAGGAATACGATAAGAAGGGATACGAGTGTGTCCATTGTAATGAGGAGTAATAACTAAAATGATACATTATATGTCTTGCAGAAGTTTGTCTTCTGCGAAATGTAATAATAATTTTCACAAGCTACTGGTCGCGGTTGATTCTTTAGAAGATTCAATGCTCAAGTAAAAAACTTATCCATCTCATCTGTAAGTTTATCAGACTCGCGAAGCTCATATCTTTTAAGAAGAATGCATAAGCATTCTCTTTCAGCGATATCGGAACACTCTTTGATTTGTTTCTTTAGACGAGTTATGTAATCCATTTCTATAAATATTTACCTAATAAATATCCGACTATCATACCGATGAGTACGACGATCCCCGGGTATCCTTTCTCATCGTGATCACTGGGGCGAGCGACAAGTTGGATATCAGAGTCTACGTAGAACTCAGAGTTATGGAGTCCGTAGTAGACAGCTGTACCTTCAGCTTTCTTTACTACGAATTGTGAAGGTCACTGATTATAATACTCAGGGTAGCCGATGAGCTTTACGATATCTCAGGCTTTGAACTTAGGCGTATGATTTTTCTTCAGCACGAAATTCTCATACTTATGAATACCATAAATGTCATTCAAGATCAAAGCACCGTCCTGTAATACTCTTTCAATCTTCGCACCGGTATTAACTTTTGAATCATACTGGTGTCTTCGTTTGAAGTCACAGACTACGTCTCAGACTTTGAAGTTGTGAGGAAGGTGGTCATTGAGGTAGAGGTGAGAGGATAAAAGTAATTACGCACGGAATTGAAAATCCATATCGATTTGTTTATTTTGCAGGTTAGACAGGCAGTTTAGGAGGTTTCTATTTGCGAAGCTGCTGCTAGCATAAACGTATTTACAACTGGGATCTGAGTTGGGTTTAGAACACACCGAGTCAGGAGAGTTAGGATACAGATGGTGAAGGTTCTTTTTCTTAGAAAGATATCTTCAGTTAAGACAAGAGTCTCACAAATCCTTAAACGCAGTGAGTAAACCATCATAAGATTTCGTATCACCTCTATCATTATTATGGCAGTTCCGGAGGTTATTACTGGATTTTGTATGCTTACCTACACCTGTTTCAGATTGAGATAGGCAGACTGCGAACTCAGGTTTGATACCTATAACAGCTGAGAGTTCGCGCCAGATCAGTGGATCGTGTCCGTAGTATCTGATCAACTCGTCCGTCCTTCAGTCAACTGACGTTGACGTAAGGACCGGTTGCCTGATGGCTTGACCGTGAGGATAGAATTGATATGTCCGTCAGACAGATGAAGTAATGCTTACTTCACCTGTGCTGATCAACTCTGAATCTGTTGGGTTGTTGTTGATGGAGTCAGACCTCCTCCAGTTCCTAAACCCATCTGATTGGCAATGAGGGTTTCAAGTTGGTCACGCTTAGAACGGAGAGATTGATTGTCAGAGGCCAACTGTTTCTGAAGGTCCTCGAGTCTCTGCCATTCGGTAGAGTTATCTACGATCTGTTGATTGATAGAGATGAGTTCCTGCTGTTTGTTCTGGAGGTCTCTGTACTGCTGGGTGTTCATCCGAATGATGATCGCAAGACCGAACGCTAGGACAGCGAGAATATAGGGGATAGATTTCTTTAATAAGTTTCTAAGATTGAATTCCATTTCGTTTTGTATAAGTGATAAAAGTGGGGAGTATCGTCCCGGTGGGACGGCACTCGACCATAGCCGCGGGGCTGATGGTATAGTATAGAATGTTACAGGACAGGTATCACCCGGAGGGGTGACACCTATTCCGGCAACACCCTGTCTCTATAAACCATCTGCTTCACTCTATTAAACAGCAGCACCGCCACATTCTTCTGTTTAACCTCTGTTAGTTCTGAGAGGTTAGGATACGTTCGAGTGATAGTGTGTCAGTTTTGAAGCATTAGAGAGATGGTATCAGTCAGAGGATCGATCTTGATCTGGATCGCCTTCGTGATAGCTGGGGTACCGATCAAGACAGAACCCTTGGCTTCCCAGCTTGCCGCACCGACTCTCATATCTCAGTATCTTCTTGAGAGGTTAAACCCTCTCAGTTCGATATTACAGATATTCTTGAGTAGTGATTGGACAGAGGTCGACGAGGTGGATCTTAGTCTTAGCGTCGGGATGTTGTCGTCTACAAGGTAGAGGACTTCTCTTCTCCTGAGCTTCAGGGTGATCTCACTCTGAAGAGAGATAGGATCACCCGGAATGTTAGGGTTCTTGATAGCACGTAGAACTGTACGTGGTGTGTAGGAATATTTATTAGTAGAACCTTCCCACGTAGGGATAGTGGGATCGTCGCTCACTACCTGAGCTAGGTGACCTCGCAACTCGTTGTATCCTATAGCGTGTTGAATAGGATCAGTGGACTCGAAGAGCTTCGTGTAGTGTTCAGCTTCCTCGTCCCGGCAGCGCTTCAATAGGAGAAGCATAGGGTCAGATTGAGAGACCTTAGCTTTTATATCGTCAGTTAGTGACGTAGTTTTTACAGGTAGTGAGTTAGACATAGTAAGTGGAGACATAGGGTAAAAGAGTTGTGGCAGCGTAATTGAACCTTTTTAAGAGGCTGTTCAGCTCTTAGTTAAAAGGTAGATCATCGCTGGCAGTTTTAGATTTACCGTCGGACAACGCTACGTCAGCTGCTTTCCAAGCTGAGGCTTCGAAGAATACAGAGGTCTGATTGGTCTCTGGGTTAGTCCATTCTCTGGTTCTGAATTTGAGACCGAACTCATAGATAGAATCTACGGTGATCTTGTTGAGGACCTTCTCGTGCTTCTCGAACTCTGGGTTCAGAGTGAGGAGGATAGTGGAAGGGAACTCAGACTCGAACTCAGACTCAGGCATAATGATAACCTGTTGAGACTTGAAGACTTTTCAGTCTTTAGACTTACGTTCAGTCAAGGGATAAATCTTAGTTACTTTAGCATTCATTAGGATTGTCATCTTGTAATGATAATAAGAATAAAATATATTCGGAACACCGAAACGTTATTAAGTGGGGGGAAGTTCTGAAACGACGGATCTATATCATCCCTGCGGGACGATATAGCTACACGTTCCCCAGCTTCATTTGCTCAGGAAAAGGCACCTGAGGATCTCTAGCATACCCTGTTGTATCTTGATTGAAGGGAGCCTGTTCGTACAGCTGAGTCGGATCGATATGAAATCCCTTAGCTTTAGGAAGAGATCCTGCGTGGATCGCTCTACCGTCTTTCATACGTAAAGGAGCTTTACCATACTTTTCTAGGTACGGAGGCAGGAATTCTTTCTTCGCAACTGGATCGAACATTACAGTCGGAGAGAGATGGAATGGTATTTTCTTAGACTCACGAAGATCTCTCTCCCGTTTGAGGATAGCATTGATCTTCCTAACCGTAGTACCATAGTAGATAGCTAGAAGATCCACGGGGATACCATAGACATAGTGGGTATTGTACAATTCCTCAGCGAAGTTGGTACCAGAATAGTACGTCTGTCCTGCGAAGAATGTACGTCAGCAGTGATTACAACGATAACGCTGCTCTCATTTACGGTCGGTTCAATTCTTAGAAGTAGAGGTAGAACCGCAAAGAATACAATTTACTTTATCCATTGGAATAATATATAAGAAGTAAAAGTACATTAAAGAATGTTATGATACATATGAGATAGTTAAATCGAAATGGTTCGATGACGAACCATATGGATCATAATATACATTAAAGAATTGAATTGTATATGGTTCAGATGGAAGTATACGGATTGAAGTGGTTACATATAGATGATGAGAAATTAAAATTTACGTTCGAATCTGTGAGATAATTGTTGGAGTTTACAGTTGAGACTAGAGGAAGTGGTCGCTAATATCCTATATGTGATACAAGATAGAGTATTAGCAAAAATTTTAAGATTTTTTTGACAAAATTTTTTGAAAATTTACAGTCGAATTTGTGGAGGTAAGACGCTAGGAAACCGTACGTGAGATATGCGAAGCATAGGTTAGTTGCGGAATCTACAAAAGGTAGTTGAGAAGTGAGAAGTTTAAAAAGATACAGTCGGTGTCTGAGGAATAGATAGAGTGGAGGAGGGCCGAAAGGTGCATACGCTGAAAGAAGTGGAATGTCGACGTGAGGTATCTCGTCGACAATATCATTATACAGATTTCCTTTAAGAAATCAAGAGGAAGTATAAAAAAAAGGGTTTGTGACAAAAATGTATAAAATGTACCCAAAATGATGAGAGATACCGCATAGTAAATGTGGGGGTTTTAATATTGAGAATGATTAGAGATACAAGTGGGGACCTATAAGAAATAATGGGTGAAGGAGATTGAACAGTGTTGATCGTAGAGGCAAGATAGAACTTGGAAAATGCGGATGAAGATAGTGCGGAGAAGGTATTGATTGTATTGAATGAGGGTACTATATGGAATATGATATAGAGTATTAAGTAAAGATATATTAGTTAAGTATTATTATATTCTATTATTATATAAATATAGAGTATTATAATTATAACGTATGAAAAATTTCGTGTTTTTTAGTAATGGAAAAATCGTTCGAATTTTTTGTAGAGAAATTTTTCGTATATTATTCTGTCTTTGAAAATCGTAAAACCCCGTTATGATATGATAATAGAGAATAAGGCTTTTGAATTGGGGATATATTATTTAATACTCTACGTTGGATACTGGATGGGGACTTCAATCAATACTTTCAATACCGAGGAATTCGTATACGAGCCGAACCAATGTTGGTAGTGACTGGGATCTAAATCACACAGACCTATGTATTGGTTCGCTAGCTACTGTGGGTTGCGATTGGGATTACTCAAATTCCCAATGTTGCGTTCCACACATTTACTAAGCGTAAAAATTCGAGGTTGATTTCCAAAAATCAATACGTAAAATCCGGTTCTGCATACGTGTTGATTTAGTAAGAGCTTTTACGAAGACGGGTAAATCCAAGAAGTGCGGGTTTCAAGAGACGGCTTTCTCGAGATTTCTGAGGTCGTTGGTGAGATACCCGAAGGGTGGGTATGGTCGGAACTGGCGGGACTCACCAAAAAGGGTCAAATTGAGTAAGGCCAGTTTGTTTCGTTTATAATGAGGGGGAACGCAAGGCGTTCCTGCATTTTCGACGTGTAAATTTTGGGGTTTTTGTGAGGTATTTCTAACATTTTTTTTTTAGAAAAAACCGAAAAATTTTTGACAAAAGAAAAACGCTAATCATTCCCTTGCAAATGATTAGCATTTCAGTATAATTTTCTTAACCCCTGTCTTGGTTTACCAAGACTTAGACTGTAAACTTTCAGACTACGTGAACAAACAAAATCAAAACCGTTCGTAAATGTCCTAATATCAATAGCTTATTGACTAGAGTTTCTTCATTGAAGAGTAGCCAAGTATAGATACTCCCCAGAGTTCCTATCACTACTATCATCTCGTATCAATCCATTCCCATTTAAATGCTGGTCTGTTATCAACTATCTCTGTATTCTTACTCGTGATAGGTGCTCCTAACAACCATCTCACTTTCCAAACACTACTCCCAGCTCTGTTCTCCTGTTGCATTTGTAAAACAAACTCCTTCGCATAACCTCTCGTATCTACCTTATACCTGTCAGGATAAAACTCACGACTAGCAAACCTAATATCTTCTTCAAGCTTCGTGATTGTATAATCCAACTCATCTTTCAAATCTAAGTCTTTCGTATTCTCCCTCTGTTTCTCCAACTCTTCACAAGTGCTTCTTAAATCAGCAAGCTTGATATAATCTATATCATTCTTGAAATAAAACCTCACGAAACCATACTCGTCAATTGTTGCATAATGTCAATCATTGAACTTACAAACTGTCTTCTCCTTCGCTGGCTCTGTGCAAGTAAACTCATCCAAGTTTATCTTCTGTGCTGTCCCTCCAAACACTCCACAAGGCTCCGCCTTTACGGTCTTCATAAAGTCTTTTAAGTTTGTCTTCATTGTCTTTGTTCTTTCCATTTCCTATAGTCTTAAAATCTAAATATCGTCCCTTAATGGAACAACTATAGTATACTGATTTCCCCTAAAAAATCAACCCCTACCCAAATAAACCCCTGTCAGTACCACGACTTTATGTCGTCCCTGTGGGCCAAAGGCCCATCAGGGCTAGGGTTACTGCTTGGGCGTTTCGTTTGGGTAGGGGTTGATAACAGCCCAAGGGCTGCCTTATTTCCCTACGGTACTGCGGGTTAGTATTCCAACCATTTAGGTCAGTAGGGAAATCAGGCATCCCTGCTACCGGTAATGCGGAGACACCTACGGCTTCACCGGGAAACTACCCTCTGCTTCTTCGTATATGTCAGACCGCGCCAGCGGTCTTCCTATTACTACTAGAGTATTAAATAACACCTTATCCTTCTTCTACTACCGTAGATATACACTATTCCTAATGCTAGTCAGTAAGAAGTAGTATACCCCCCCAGGGACGTATGCAGGTAGGGGAGGTCCCTCCCCCAAAACCCAAACCCGTTTTCCCGCTTCTTAACTGCACTTTCCCCGGCCTCCCTATAGACTCTTAGTACCTCCGCTCCGCAGTTCCTATCTCCACTTTCTCAACCCACCTCAGTTCCGATCGTACGCAAAATTAATTTCCCGGTCGTTCGACCGTCACCTTACATTTCCCCGTTTGATCACGCCGGTGTGTCTTAAATGATTTTTGCCTCCAAAATGACCTATCATTTCTCCCTGTATTTTTCTCCTTCCCGAAAATTTTTTCATCCCCTTTTTGTAAAAATTTTTTCTAAAATTTCTCGGCCCAAAAAATTCCCCTCTGCTTCGCAGGTATCCTTCCCGCCCGAAGGGCGAGAAGCTTGAGGGTGAGGTCGTATCCCGGCGGAGCCGGGACACATTGCTCTTGACTTTTTATTTTATTTCATTACACTCATCTCTAAGATTTTTTATATTCTTACCGACACAGTATGACCTCACGCACACCGTTACTAGACCAGCTCTTAGCTATTCGTAATCTCTTAGCCTTAGGAGACCACGAATTAGAGCAGATGGTAAATTTAAAAGAAGAACAGAATGCAGCTTCCCGTATCTCTTCGTCCGACGACTCTGCTACTCAAGAAGCTCTCTCCGATTCCTACACCAGAGATATTGGTAGAACTGCCGTTCAGTATCACGAACATTACCAGCTCCGTAAAGAACTCCAGCGCGCACTCTTCGATCAGTACTCTATAGACCTCTCTTACCGATGTCAGTTTAAACACCGCCTTACTGTACACGAAGCCCTGAAGGAAATCGCAGACGCCACCAACCGTTCCGACGACCGAGACCGCTACCGACTCTTCACTAAAGATCTGTATCTCTGGATCTGAGAGATCACCGGTCTCTGACATACTCCGTGTGGTAGGTGCCTCCTGGACGCGGAGACGGACGCTGAGAAAAAGGAACCCGAGGACGTCCCTACCTCTACGCCATCCGTATCTTCTCCAAAGAAGAAGCCCGCAGATTCACAGGTAAATTCCGAAGAACCCGAGAAAGACCTCTGAGAAATCCTCCACTCTCTATTCTCCGACTTGAAGAAGAAGCCCGAGTCTTCCGACTCTGTTCCCGCAGAAACTCCCGGTATCCAGCTTGGAGACCTAAATCCACTGTATGCACAGTTTCTCTGTATGCGCTTTGGGATATGTACGGAGTTGCAGCTCGAAGAGATACTCAACAACCCAAACTTCGACAACACGAAATTTAAATACGTAGAAGACAGAATCCTCTGGTATCTGGTGAAGACTAGAAGTCCATTCAGTCCTAACTGGCTGACGCCTCAGGCTTTCGAGACGCTCACAAATCATACGTATCTCAATCCCGAGATCCCGTATTACAAATTCGTGATGGCGTATCATCTGTATAGTGATAGGTTTACGACGCTGAATAGTTTCGCGTATGACCTTAAAAGTACTGAGCCAGGATTTAAATTCACTGAGGACTTCAGAGTAGAACCTCTAAATAACCTATTCCTACTGTATACTTTCAAACCTATGAAGGACCTCTCAGCTATCGATATAGCGATCATAGCAAAGAAGATCGACAGTAATATCTCTAGTACCCATATGGAAATCTTGAAGAAAAGGGGAAGCCCTAGCCTAACATTTTCTCAAGCGTATCCTTCGAATATGAAATACAAGTATGTCAAGAACGAATATCTAAAACTGTTCTTCTCAAGTCACTACCAAGACTTACTATTCGACGGTACCTCTTTCCCAAGTCAGACCTTCAAGAGCTTCCGCCTCCCAGCGGACAAGTATCCCTCAGAAGCTAAGGAACTCGAGATCCTAATGTATCTCTCTGAACCTAGAAAGCAAACCTACGCAGAGTGGATAAGGAACTACACTCCAAACGACGTAAATACCGAAACGCTTTTAAAAATCTCTAAAATGTAATCACTATGAAACGACGTAACCCCTTCTCCCGATCTCAGCCTACTCCGCCACTTAATGACGGTATAGGTAAGGCAGCGGCCTCTCTCGGTGAGGCTACGAAAGACTTAGAGACGGCTTTGAAAGAGATAGAGATAGCACTGGATAAACTCGAGGAGCTGAGTAGGTTGAGGAGGGAGGTGGTCTTTCTGACCACCTCAGGTCCTGCCCCAATGCCAACTCCTTCTCGTCCCGAAGAAGACGAGGACCGCTATCCTTCTTCAGTCCCCGTCTATACCGCCAACGCTATTGTACCAGTTTTAATGACCACATTCTTTAGACCTTAACTCCTGTAAATGCTGTGATTTATTTATTCAGACTATACGAAAACCTGACAGCTCATCTACAACGGTGAGCATCTTTCGTATACTCTGGATTCCACAGCAGCACTACAGTTTCATAAAAAACACGCAGCTTCTTACCGTACCTTCCGTATCGAGAACCTCTACGGTAAAGTATACGACTTCCAGTTCCCGGTACTATCTTCCAATTCTACCTCCACCCCGAGCCTCACTCCCGAGCAGCTCGAATCCCTAGGGTATAAAGATATCACCTCTAAACGGTATAAGAATATCCTGAGGCTCTCGAACTTGGGGATGGTGACAGACTATACGCTCGGAGCGTGGAAAGCCGTCTGCCTGACGTATCGTATCTGGTACTCAGAGACCGACGACTTCTATACACTCACGGCTACCACCCCTGCCACTTCCACCCCTCATTCCTGACTCAACTCCGCTACGGACAAACCGCAAGACGCTATGACTCAGGTATCTTGGGAGAACTTGGAGAGGCAGATGAGTATGTCGTATGAGGACTCCACCTCCTTACCCTCAGTCTGAGACTATATCAACCTGAAGGAATGGCTGATGAATTTTCAGAGGCCAGATCCACTAGAGTACCGTGCGTCGAAGACCGCAGAGAAGCAGGAGTTCAAGATCTGAGAGGACTACTACATAACTCTCCCAGAGAACTCTTCTGCCAGAAACAACAAATGATACCGTAAAGTTAAAATCCCTGACAACTATACCGCTGCGCTGAGGTATCAACTCTTCAAAGGAGCACTGAGTGAATGGAATGCAGATCCAAAGCACAGACTCCACCAGAGGAATACGCTCCTCCAAGCGTGGCAGGCTGACGCTAAACTAAGGATGGGAAGAAAGACGGTGATCATCGTACCACGTAGATGAGGTAAAACCAGTTTCTTGGCGATGGAAATTATGGGGGAATTGCTCAACCATAACTACAGGTCTGCTACAAGACCAAGGTCAGTACTGTTCATTACAAAGGATAGTGACGCTATCATTCAGGTAATGGACTATATCAATGCGCTGGTAAAAGAGTTTGACTGGCTAAAAAGGATGATGTACTATGAGAAAGGATCTGATACCTTAATGCTCAGGACTATCGACCCTGTGACTGGTAAACGAACTATCCTTTCACAATGTAAATTCTTCTCTGCTCTCGGTAGAGCGCCAGCTGTCGGACAATCCGCAGACGCGGTCTTCTTCGACGAGGCAATGTATATCCCAACAGGGGTAAAGGATAATATTATGAAGATCGTTACGAATGAATGAGCAAGATTACTCGTGGTATCTACCTTCTACGACGAAGGAGGAGGAAGACCACTCTACTACCGACCTATCGAACTTTGTAACAAGTTCGAACAGGAATCTTCTCAGATCCTCGATCCATTCGTACATTTGCAAGAACTGTATTATAAGCACCGTCACGAAAAGAATGATATGACCTATACACTTCCTGACGAATGTGTAGGACTCAGATATACTGTAGATGACGTAGAAGTTATCGTAGACAAAGACGGATCTAAAGCAGAACTGGAGGATAATCCAGAAGCCTATATGAGACAGCTCTACTGTAGATACCTCGAAAAGGAAACGGTGTTCAACTATAAACCTGCACTCATCAATTCGGTATTCATCCCGATGGGGCAAGATCCGCAGTATCCATCTCCACACTATATCCTAGGTGAGGGGGATGTCGCGAGACGCTACACCCCTGACTGGAAACGTATCGTGACCGCGTATGATCCAGCACTCAGCTCGGATATGTCAGCGTGGATGGATTCAGCGTATGATGAGAAGAGGAATAAGATTATCATCTTCAAAGAGCTTCAGCTCAATCTTACGAATAAGGGATCTTTTATTCCACAGGCGAAACTTATCAAAGAACACCTCGACGAGTATCTCAGTAATTTCAAAGTTCCAATCTTGAAATCTCTGGACTCAACTCATCCTGCGGTAGTGGACGCTATGACCTGACAAGGGCTTAACTTCCAGTATGCGTATCGTTGGATCTGAGGTGACGCTATCGCTGCGACAAAAGACGCGCATAAACCGAATACTTGGAAAGTTCCAAAGAGGCTGATGGTAGAAGCAGCTCAGACACTATTCGATAACAATATGGTCGAGATCTGGGAAAACCAATGTCCAACGCTGGTCGACCAACTACCGAAGTTCTTGGAATACAAAAACTTTGCTAACGGTAAATCTAAGTGGATGGCAGACACCAGCTCTAAAACGAATCACGACGACTTCGTAGCTACTATGCTAATGTGTCTCTGGACACGGTGGAATCATCTCTGACTCAACAGAAATAAGTTCCAGTCGACTGACGGCGACGATTCCCTATCTACCTCGACTTCTTCCCAATCCAACATAGCTCCTGCAGGTACGATCCCAAATCCGTTCCTAACACAACCTATGCCGAGAACGACATACACGAATATCGACATAGGATTTATATACTAGTTTTTTTTAACTCTCTCCAACTCTCTCCACTATGTGACTCTTAAGCGCCATCTGATCGCTCATCAGGCGTAAACTCTCAGACGAGAATATTATCAACTCAACCCAACCTTCTCCGACTCCTTCTGTCCCTCAGCCCGCTCCTTCTCCTGTAACTCCTTCCATCCCTACCCCAACCTTCTGAGGTATCTGGGGGGTAGCAGCGAATGCGGCGACGGACTATATCCTTCCTGCGGCGAGTAAGATAACTCCAACGCAGAGTTCTTTCAACGCTGCAATACAACAGGCTTCCGAGAATAACCCACAGAGATTCAATCTGTATTCTCCAACATATACGTCAAGCATTGAAATGCCTGACGTCTTCCAAGAGCTAGACGCAGCGAAAGAACTATCTTCCACTCCTTCAACTACTTCTCCTGTAAAAGAGAAATATATCAAGACCTGAGCTGACAAGGATTTCGAATACTATATGTCTACTTCTGGTAAACTGAAGGCTAAGTATCTGGGGAAGAACTTCGATCCGACTTCTTCACAATCGATAGGACTATCCGATGACGGGTATGATATCGTTTTTTCTAAAGACAATACCCCTGCTTGGCTTGGTAAAGATACTATCAAGAGTAAAAAGGGGAATAAGATTTTCGATAAATTCAAACAGATCGAAAGAGAAAGAGTCGTTAAAGAGAGACTCTGAGGTATAAGTTTCGAGGAGTTCGCTAAAAAGAACGGGCTTGACTATTATGGAGACAACAGTCTCTGAGCTTTCGCTAAGAATGTCTCTGACGCTGGGGCTTTAAAACTCCAAGACTTCGCAAGTACTATCTCTAACTGGGCTAATCCGAACGAACAGGATATCATCAGTTTTAACGACACCGATTTTAAAAAATCGGCTCGTCCCTCTTCAATCTGAGCCGGTTCAACAATCAACGACAAACAATCTGACTGATGACTCGTATCCGTAAACACTAGAATCAATATCTTTACAAATAAAGATAATGAGATTACTGCGACTCAGAAAAAAGAACTTGCCGAGGCGTATAAGAAACTCAGGGATGAAGTTGATCCTAAGAAAAGAGAAGCACTGTTCAAAGAACTCGACGCTACAGTATTCTCTAAATATCAATATGAAACAGCAGACACTGGGGCAACTGGTAAACTTACTGCTCAAATGTTCTTCGACAAAGTCCAGTATATGAATAGTAAATTCATAGATAATCCTTATACCTATGTAGATGACTCATTCTACAATAAACTTACAGGTGAAGGGCTGAAGAAGAATAAACATAAAGCTGCTATCACAAAAGATGAGCTTGTAAGTATGATCCTCGGATCTGATATCAAACCACAAGACAGAGCTTTCGTACAAGCTGGACTTACTCCAGGCAAGAAAGAACTGTATGACAATCTTTTCCAAGGTTCACTCTGAGATACGTATTTTGCTGCAAGACAGTATGCTGATATGGTAAAAGATAATCCTGACGCGAGAAACGACTTCCTAGCAGCACTGAAGACGATTAAAAGAATTGAGGACTTCGCTATTGAATCTGTAAAAAATCCTACTGAGACTTTCGACGAGGTAGCTGCTAAGGTCGGAGGATCTCCTTTTGAATTGCAAACAGAAGGGGACCACTTCCAGAAATACTATAAAGACGCTTATAACTATTTCAGGGACTTAGCTCAATGGCAAAGAACTGGAGTGATGAATACTCTCGGAGCTGTTGGTAATGAATTCTTTTCACTTGGTGAGTGAGGGCTTTCTAATACTGCTGCTCTCGTAGCTGCAGGTATCAATAAACTCGCAGGAGGAGATCAGAACTTAACACTCGAAGAGATGAGAACGCATATCCTGAATGCGGATATCGAGAACTATTTGGATACGAATGTTTATAAAGCAACTGGGGATAAGAGTAAGAAAGAAACTTCTTTCATAAAATCTCTAGCTCCGATCGTAGGTGATCTCGCTACTATTCCTATGGCGAATCATCTCATCACTAAAATCCCTTTCACTCAGTTATCAAATGCTAGTCAGCAAATGCTATTCTGAGGTAAATATATTCAGACTGCAATCCAAGCAGCAGAGAAAGAAACTTCTCTCCTCTGAGCAGCAGGTAAACTTCTAAAGCAATCCGCAATGTGGGTTGACGACACTGCTGGTAGTAATATCTCTTTAGGACAGAAGACAGCACTCTGGGCTAGAAATATGTCAAGCTTCATCTTGGAAGAGACATTACAGAATGGACTAATGGCAGGTTTGAATCCTGAGGGATATACGAATACTGATTTCGCTATCGACCTCTTCGCCTCAGCTACTATCGGTAGATGGGCTAAGCTTGCTGAATGGTCTAATCTGTATGGACAGTTTAAATTAAATTCAAAAGAATCTATCCGAGCTATGTGGTATCTTAACGGACCAATGGGGCTTGGTAAAGAATATGCTGCTGAGGTTTTGAAAACTCTGAATGCAAAAGAGATTGAAGAACTCGGGGCAGCAATTGGTCACGTTATGTGACCACTTATCTGAGAGTCTAAGATAGTAAAGTTAAAAGATTTCAACAACGCTCTCATCAAACAAACTAAAGAAACCCTAGACCAATTGGATGGTCTTGTAGATAATGCTCTGAAAACAGCAGACCAAAATCTGATGGAGAATATTCTGTATAACAGAAATCTCAAAACAGAAATCAGAGAGCTGATCTGACAAGAGTTTTATAAAGATGACTTCGGTGTAGAACAGTCTAGGTATGTCTGGAATAAGCCAGCGAATATGACTGACGAGGAGTTTGTATCTTATAAAAATAAGATTAGAACTCAGATGACTCAGTTCGAAACAAACCGTTCGAGAGGAGATATCATCAGAGATATTCGTAAGTATGTCAATGCTTCACTGGATAATGAACTCCAGAACCCTGCTGTCAAGCCACTATTCTTCCATCCTGACTGACGTCCTAGAAAGACAGTTTCAATCGCGGGGAACCTCCTCTGAAAAAAAAGCAATAAAACAGTAAAGTGAAGTTTTTCTAACATTGTAAAAGCATATAAAGAAAACAGAGTCCAAACCTTATTCCGTAAATATGGTATCACAAACCTTAAGAATGTGAATAAGTTGAACTTGTTAATGTTTTCATTCGACGCTCAGAATGATTTGATAAACCAAAACCCTCTTGTACAAATGTTTAAGTCAACGATCAATGAAATGATCTTGGCTAAAGATAGAAAAACAAGAAGGCAAGCCAATGAAATCCTTAACAGAAGTTGACACGGTCAAGCTTTCGCTTGGTATGTTAACCAAATCTTCAATGGAGAAAAGACTATCAATGACTTAACTTCAGAAGAGTTATTGTATCACGCAAAAGAATTTACAAAGAATCTCCAGAAGAACTGGGGTGAGTATCTTTATGAAGGAAAGAAAGTGGTTGACGCCAACTTCCCATCAGAAACAATGCTGCTCAATAAGACTTACGTAGAAGCCATCAAAGCCAGACCTGAGCTTAGCAGTATGTCTGAAGCTTTCTTCTCAGCATTAAGAGCTGATACAAATCTTAACGGTGCGCAGAAAGAAATGATCCTTCGTACGTGGAAGCCTAATGACGTAAGATTCAGAGATGACTTCATAAATCTGAGAGAAAATGAATTCCAAAAAGCTTTCGATAATAAAATCTCTGCTATCCTAGAATTCCAATCAGAAGGTAAAATCCGAATGCGTATCTCCGATGAGGCTATAGAGAATAGCTATAATCATCCAGTAAAGACTAGAGGCGACGTTATTGAATTAAAATATACTCAGATCAGAGCTGACTCAGATGAGTATGATTTAATGTATATGGTCTCTAACGGTCACTACGAAGTAGGTATGATCTATATCAAAGACGGATATATGAAATACGAAGGAACTGCAGATACCTATCTGAAAGAAATGTCTGGTCAGATTGACGGTATCGAAGTCCCTCGTAATGAGAAGAAGTATATCTCTTTCACTGTAGAACAGAATGATAAAGCGAAAGAGTACAATATCGGAGAGAAGACCTTACGTGATTTAGAGAAATCTTATGAAGAGTCTAAGCTGCTCTATCTTGATGACGCAAAATATCTCGACAGTAAACAAGAAGTCGCAGCAGTATCTCTAAAAGAAATGAATGCTGTTGGTAGACTTCTCAGAACAGGAGCTGACTATAAGGAATTTAAGAAAGAAGTTGGACAGTATTTCGACAAGATATCGCCATCTTTCTATAATGCAGTAAGAGATTCAGACCTTTCTAATGCAGGGCAAATGCAGGTCATCGTTGCGGCTCAGCTTAATAATGTTGTAAGAGAAGATTCAAAATATTTTGAGATAAATTTCTGAGAGAAGTTCAGGGCTGATATCCCTAACGGATCTAGGAATATCTCTGAAGGAGTATTTTATGGTAAGGCATTATCAGTAGATGGGCCTTTTATTGTGGCGGATGACAGTATCGAACAAGGCTTCAGAGTCTTCAGATATGAGAGAGTAAAGAACTCTCCTTGAGATTTCTATCTGTATACTGATGGACCAGAGCCAGTAGGAGCTATCTCACTAAAGGGGAGAAGACCTATGGGTTGGTACACTGCTGATGGTAAACCTATCTCACAGTCGAACAAAAGAATTCCAATCACAGACTCAGGATATTTCGTAAAGAGTCCAGACCATATCGAGAATGTTATCAAACAAAATCTCAGAGCTGAGACGATTAAAGATAAACCTATCGTGATAAAAGATACTGATACGTATCAGTCTATTTATCATAAAATCTACTGAGAAGATCTAACTGCTGAGCAGCTCCACTTCTTGAATTCAAATCCTAAGATGACTCCGTTTAGATTTGCACAGCTTATCGAGGAGACTATCTTGGAAGATCCTGTAGCAAAATATCTTTCGTATAAAAAGACTCCTGCAGGACTAGAGGATTTGAATTACAAACTCAGTCTAGCAAAACAATATCGTATGACTCAGGGAAATCTGAATGATGAGCAACTTGCTGTGGCTATTGAATATCTCCTAAGGCGTAGTGATAAACCATTCACTGAGGCTGAGCAAGAAGTTATCGAGGCACTCTTCCCGGGTAAGGAACAGTTAACTATCCCTGATGAGATTAGCTTGTATGGATACACTCGTTACGGAGTAACTCCAAAGAAGGCTAATAGTAAAGCTGCAAAAATGCTTGCAGATAGAAGAGATAGGATTGTATTGGCTATCTATAAAAATCCAAAGTATCTTAGTCTTAGTGACTCAGAGAAAGAAGCTTTGATTAGAAACTCAAAATATCTTAGAATGTCTAGGGATGAACTTATTGAACATATCAAAAAGAATCCTAAGGCTTTCGTAAAAATGTATAATACTCACGCTAAGATCTTAGATGAGAGATTAGCTAAGGTTACCGTATCAGATTCAGATAGGCAAGCACTGACCGAGGTCAGGCAAGAGCTGAATAGGATCAAGAAAGATCTTCTTAAAAAAGCTGACAAGCTTGACAACTCCAAGGTTGTAACGACAGAAGAAACTAAGAAGTTACAGCAAGCAAGACTCGACTCAAAGATCCAAAGAGCGAAGGAGTTAATTGAAAGCGCTCAAAGACATTTGGCTAATCCAAAGGATTTAGAGACTGCTCCTAAAGCGATGGAGATGATCAATGAGCTTCAAGAAGCACTTGACCATCAGAAAACTATTGACGCTTATAATAAACAAAGAACTCAATGAGAGTATTCTCCTCAGGAACTTGAAGCTATCGCTAAAAGAAAACTTGAGTGAGTACAGTCAACCATAAGAGTTGAACCTATACTTCCTGATGAAATCAATAGACTCATCAAGAGAGTTCAGAAATCTGTAGGAGTATCTGTCGTTGAAGTAAGTGACGGAATAGTTAAAACTCGTTTCCCTAGTAAGGAAGCCAAAGCTGCTGTCCAAAGAAATATGGATCGTATTGTGGCTATAATGAATTCGGCTGACGCTCCTAATGGAATGTATATCGAGACGCTGAATGCGATTGTTTATAATCCTGAATTAGCTTTGGATACTACTATCGGACACGAATGGTATCACGCTGCGACTAATTTAATGTTAGATCAGGAACGTAGGACACTCGTAAATCAGTCAGTCCGAGATGAATACAAAGCTGATATCAAACTCTCTGCTGAGAGGAATGGATATACTGTTGAAGCTTGGCTTGAACAGAATCCTGACAAGAAGTTCTCTGAGGTCCAATACAACAAATGGATCACTGAGGAATGGCTTGCTGAAAGATTTGGTGAATTTGTAAACAATAAGTTTAAGCCTAAGAGTAAACTGAAAAGATTCTTCGAAGATCTCTGGGAGTATATTAGAATGTATTTCGGAAACGAAGACGCATTGAAACTCTTCGATGATATCTGGGAGAATAGAGTTAAGATGGGTAAGCCTACAACTCCTCAGTGAGACAAACCACTTGATATGCTTAAGGTATTAAACCAAAATCTGAAGATAACTTCAAAGGATTGAAAGTATATGGTATCAAGAGCAGCGTCTATGGAATGGGTTGAAAGACTTGGAAAGAATAAATGAAAAGATTCTTACGTATCCCTTGCACTAACCAATGACCTATGAGCTTCTGTATTCTGAGATATCTATTTCTTGACTAAGAAACCGATAACTCAATTTAAAGATATCACGGTAGCCAATGGTAATATGTATTCTCCGAACAGAAATCTTCTAGCGGCTAGGGCTGCATACGAAGAACAGAAAGAAATCTTTTCTATGGTACCTGGTTTGTATACAAAAACGTTTACAGATTTCTATCGTGAATGGATTAACAGACCACCAGAATTCAAACAGACATACTTCGACAGACTCGACACTCCTGAAAAAGTAAAAGAATTTGCAGAGAAGATTTATGGTAAGTCAGTATTTAACCTTAATCCTGTAAAAGAAAATCCTTTCGTAATGCAGGTGAATGACGTTGACTTAAATAAAATCGGGAACGGCGATCTTTATAATCAGGCTTGGCGAGAAGCAGGGTCGTCTAAAAATCCTATCATCCAAGAGTTTATCAATACCAAACATTCTGGATATTATGACGAGAATGGAGTGTTAAACCTAGAAGCTGTTGTAAATAGTTATATCAAGAAATATGCCGGTAGCAAAGACCTTAAAGAGTTCCTTGATACTATAAACAATATTAAAGAAATCTATGAAAATAATCTTCCGTACTTTGAAGTTCTCCAAAAGAACTTTGATATCGCAGACTGGGATACTATCTATGTTCCTAAGGAACAGTTGGCTCAAGCGAAGAAGGCTCTCAAATCTTTCAATGTAGAAATCAAACCATACGGAGACGGTGATAAAAAATTCTTCGAGAACTTATCTGAGGAATTTAAAATTAATTATCAGAAGAGAGGAATAAGTCCTGAGGATATTTTGGAGAGAGAATATCCAGACTTACCTAGAACTAATGAGTATTCGTATTCTGATTTTGCAAACGCAAAGATCCAGAGAGATAGAATTTTCAAGAGACGATGAGTAGAATCCCATAAAATCGTAGACCACGAAACAACTTATGGTAACGATTATCTTACTCGTAAGAGAAGAAACCTTGAGCTGAAGTCTGATGAGTACAGAGAATATAATAAAATGTTCTTCGAATGGAAAGAACGTCTCGATAATATGGAGAAAGAAAGACTTGAGATTGTAAGTTCTCCTATGTATCAGATGATGAATGATATCAAGAGTATCATCGACGAAGACCCTGAAATCCGTAAAGCATTTGAGGAGTCACCTGTAGAGAAAGAGAAACTCCCAGTAGAAGAAAGTCTCGACGATCTCGAAGAAGATTCTGCGGTAAAAGAACGATGGGAGAATGAAAATGAAGATGACTGGGAATACCTCATCTCTGGAAAAAAACCTCGAGAGGATGATGATGGAGAAGTCCTAGACAACTATGAACGCCGTTATCTCCAAGATAACAGTGACGAGTATACTCCACCATCAGAGGAGCTGCAGACTGTAGATCAGGCACAGCTTATTACAAAGGAGGACGTTGACGTAGCAAACGCTGCGAGAGCAAACGTTGACAAGAAGATTGAAGAAGCTGTCGAAGCAAAGAATACTGTTATGGAATCTGAGGGTACGGTGTCGACACAAGTTGACATTCCCGAGGAATCTGAAGTCGAAAGACTTATGAGAGTATCGTATGCTTATGCAGACGAAGTCCTCTTAGCTAACGGTATCAGAGGAGACTACGTTCCAACAGTAGAAGATATCAAGATCATTGGTAATATGGCTTATATCCACTGAGTTCCTATCGTACTTTGACCAGGTGTTGTTGGTGAATCTGCAAATAATATCGCAAAGAAACTCATTAATGCCTTAAATAAAAAGATTGAATCTCAGAGGAATATCTGGGCATTGCTTTATGATAGTAGGTTTAAGTATAATCAGTCGTGATATATAAAATGATACGACGGTAGCTCTACTTTCGTATGGTTACATAAGAATGAGAATGGTGATATTGTAAGAAAAGTTTCAAACAAAGCAGACGTAGTTTGGCTTACTAAATCAGAATATAGTGACGCTGATTTGGAATTCAAATCTCCTAATGGGCTGGTAACTAATCACACAGTGATTAAAACTCCAGACGCAGAGCAAAGAGTTCTTAAGACTAAGGAGATTATTAGAAAGCAATATCTCACTGTTAAGAATCACGGTTGATATGAACTCAAGTCAATAACTATTCCTACTCGTCGTAAAGACAAAGAGACTTGAGAAATTATTAAAGGAACTATTAAAATCAACCCTTGATTTGTAGCTCCTATGGTGCCAGCCAAAGGGAAGGCAATGTCAAATACTGAGACAATCTATCCTAACTATTGGGTAGATAAGAGGTTGAAACTTTCTTGGTTCCGTCAGAATATCCCAGATTCAAGTCAGCTCCACGCTGCTTGAGTGATCTCTAAAGAAGAAAGAGCCGCAGCTAAGGATGGTATTATCTATACTACTTCACCAACGTATGGTATCGAATACGACGCAACATTCAAAAGAACTTGAGAGTTGTGAGGAGACGTAAGAATTGAATATAATGTATTCGTGCCTTATGACTTCTCGAATGATATCCTCAAGAATATTAAGAAGCATAACAATGTTGTAATCTGGTGATGGATTCAATCTGTAGCTGACCAATATGATACGGCATTGAAAGAAGCGTGATATACAAAGATTATTTCCAGACAGGATATCAATCCTAAAGCTCCTCCTATTACGTATTATAGAAAGAGCTTGGATGGACCAGTTACTGCTAATCCTATCACTATAGAAAGTAAGGTTGTAAAAGACGCAGAAAACGTTATCATTCAGTCAGACTTAGATCTTGGTATTAAGAGACAAGATCCTGAAGTAGAGATAAAAGAAAAACTGAATATCTTTGAAGCTGCTGCTTCTAATTTAGATAAGAATATAAACGGATGCTGACTAAATTAAAAAACTGGACTGTAGGACTCCGTTCCTCAAAAGTAATCTCACACTGTGTAGGAAGTATTGATAATTCAAAAGATCCTTTCCTAGAGTGAGCTGACAGCTGGCACACCTATATCAAGGACGCAACCCAGTTTGGTCTTTCTCCACTAGAACGTCATACCTTAATGGATGACGCTCTTAGTGGTAGGAGACCTTGAACTTGGACAGCGATCACTGACGCACCAGCAGGCTCTATATATATGGAGCTAGACTCTCAGGGGCTTCCGCTAAAAACTCCTGAGTGAAAATTTATTTATAGATTTCGTGATACCGATGAACTTGTGGATTGGGAAAAACTTCCAAAAGAAAAGCAAAGGCAACTTATATTCAGGAAATTCTGAAGAAATGTGGATAAAGAAATGATGGCGGTACCTCCTCTATGGTACAGTTCTGTTAAGCATTCTCTCTTGCATTATGTAGAATCTATAAGAGGTAAGAAGATACTTACTGATGATGGACTTGATTCATTACAGTTCGGTATCCATTCTTTCTTTTGAGCAATCGAATCCTGAACATATGATGGTCCTTGGCGAGAAGTTATTTATAAATTGTATACTTCAGACCTAGCAAATCATTGGTATCTTATGTCTAAAATGTTTCCTAGATTTGATCAGGTAATGTCTGATCCAGACTTCGCTGCAACAATTATAGGTAGAGGTTTCGAGAAACCGATGGACTTTAGAAGATTTTCTGAAGCAGTGTCTTCCTATGTTGGTAAACAAAGATGAGGTTCGTATACGTTATTGGACTCATATCCAAATGAAGTCCAGCAAAAATTCTATGGTAAACTTGTTCCATTACTTTACAAAGAGGTTGATGGTAAAATGATTCCTGCTTATAAATCCAAAGAGGGACCATTAACAAAATCTTATCTCAGTAAGCTTACTTGGAAACAACAAATCGAGCAGCTTAAAGCTGTTGATGGTTTAGATAAGAAAGGATTAAATTACCGAAGAGCTTTATGGTATCTTTGATTTGGTGCTTGAGCTTGAGGTATGGTAATGAGATTCGTAAATCTTATTGGTAAGCCAGCACTTATGTCAACCTTTATGTCCTTATCACAGGGATTAACTTCACTCATTCCATTGCTTGTACTTAACTCCTCAATGTTCTTATCTGAAGTAGGAGTTCGTAAGACAAGACTGAATGGAGACTGGCAAAGGTTTATGAATAAACACGGTCTTCAGGATTGAGTTGGATACGCATTTCACGCTGGAGATAGTAGTTATATTCCTCAGACACTGGGGGAAACTGCTAGACAGGTAATTGCTGGAGTAAAGAATACTATGGAGCAAGGTCTCTTCAATGTATGAGATACCTTAATGCAAGACTACTATAGAATAAATCAATTCAAAACTTTCTTTGAGGGTATGTTTCCTTGAGTTAAAACCCTAGATGAAATTGATAGCTTGCTAGATACAATGAAGAGAAATGATCCTGAAGAGTATCAGCAGTTAATGCAGAATGCGAGAAATCATAACGAAACTATCGTAAGAAATATGACAACAAATACTTCCATCAGAGCGTCACTCACGAGAGTACACGCAACCGAGAATCCTGTATTCCAAGCTTGGAAGGATTTGTATTATTCAATGTTTCATTTTTACGCTGGTTGGTGATGGAACAAAATAATCTGATTCTATGATATTGCCAAGGCTGGCCTTGGTAATGTATATAGAGGAAGAATCTGAGCAAGATATCTTGATGAACTCTTGAACTCAGGTATCAGTCCTAAAGAAGTAAGAGCTAGAATGAATAAAGCTTATCTTGAAAATGAAGCTTTCAGACAAGTTATGGCTAAAATGTATATGTCTTTTACCCTTGCGAAGTTTTTGGAGAGAGCTTCGGAAGACCCATATCAGGCAAAAGAAGATGACTTGTCGAAAGATTTGATGGCGGTATTCGAATGGTTTAAGTTCTTCGATGGTAACATTGCCTGACTTCAGTCAGTTCCTGAATTCAAAGTCTTCAGAGATATGATAACTCTTACTCAGGGTATGATTGAGAATGACGCTCCATTGCAGCAAGCAATTCTTTGAGTAGCATTAAAGGGTGCAACAACCTATTCAAATATCTTTACAAGGAAACTCTTTATGCCAAAGATATTTGCTAATGCTCTAGGATCAATCCAAGATCCAACAGACCAGAAAGAGTTATTCCAGAAATATTGGTGAGCTGTGCAAGATACTACAACAGCATTCTTGTATTATGTAGCTCAGGATACAGAGATTGGAGAATATGATTTGTATACTCCAGCTGGTCCGAATGCTATGGCAAGAAGATTTACTTTTTCTGCGAGCGATATTAAAGAAGAGATTTCTAAAATAAAAGACGTTGCTCATTATGTAAACTCTGTTATGGATTTGGAAAAACTAAAACACCATATCCTATTCAGAGCGCCATTCTTTAAGAACTATATGATCCCAGCTCTTCCAGAGATGGGTGACTTCTACGACGTATTCGATAACTTCACAAAGAAGAATGAGGGATATAAGAAACTTATCAATAGCGAAGTGCCTGATGATATGTATCTTGAAGATTATATCTTCCTCTTTAATCTCGGTACACGTAGACAAATAAAGAAATGAGATATCAACAAGTTCGATATGGATACATTACTGAGAAAAGATTTTTCTTTTGTAGGTAAAGACTGAAAGGAGTGAGTAAATATGTGAGAGAAAGCTCAGGAAGATTTGCTGCATACGCTTATGATTTGAGGTCTGACTACGGAAGAATTAAAAAAATTCTCAGAAGATTTCAAGAACGCTAGAGATTTGTATGCTGCAGCCGAGAATGAAAACATTGCTAAAGCTAAAAAGAACTATGAGTCTCTTGGTTTAGCGAGAATGAATATCGCTAGAACACTTGCATACGTAGAATCAAAAGCTCCTTGATATGGAGTACAAGCTTTAAGTTATATGATGAGTAACGCTTGGTATGAAGATATGTTCCAGAAATGAGAATATGTTGCACCGGGTAGCTCAGAATTATTCCAAGAAAAAGCTAAGTACGTAGCTGCGAAAGTCTGAAAAGAGTTCGCTTGACACTTACTTTATTTAGATAGAAAAGACGTATTGCCGCAAGCAATACTTCACTATGCAAAGTATCACGATCCAAATGGACTTGGTAAATATGTAGAAGAACCTTCTTCACAGCATAATAATACTTTAGATTTGAGACTTCCTTGAAGTGATCAGGGGAATACTCGTCTTATGCAAATCTTTAAAGCTGAGTATGCTGTTAACCTCTTAGCGTTGCAAGGAGAGAACGACGCCTATAAGGTAGCAAACGCATTCTCAACAATCTTTGATTTGAGTAAATCAAGAGATAAGAATGGAGAAATTCCTCCAGAGCTAGCGAATATGCACCTCGCACAGATGGAGAATATCTATAAGTATATTGATAACCTAGCTATGGACGAGGGTTCAAAGGCTACCCTGAAACAGGGTACCCTTCTGTTTGCAGACCAACTCGTGCCGCATATCTTAAAGAGTGAGAAGTATTCTCAGGATAAAGATATGAAAGAAGTTGTTAAGTCTTGGACAGATCTTTGGTATAGAGAATTAAATATCCTCGACTGAGTTGTAAAAGAACAGGCTGAGGATGACTATATGTGAAAAGAATTTAATAATCCTAATGTATCTAAAAACTCTTATAAGTATACAGGTTCTGGTTCAGCTAGAAGAAGTTTTTATAGAGCGTATGATTACATAAGGAACAGAGCATATAGTAGTAATTGACGAACTGATTATGCTAGAACTGGTAAACTTCCTAACTATGGAGGATTTGCTAAGATTTCAAGTCCATCTTGATATAGTCAATTCCGTGATCGTAACTATGTGCAGAGACCATATACTCCTGATTACTTGAGAGAATCTGAATTCAGGAAAGCTAAAGAAGCTCAGGAGAGAGCCTGACTACAGGTTGGTAGATCTCAAGCTGCGAGTAAAGGTTGAGGATATGGTAAGATGGATTGAGGACCGGGGTTGGTTACTAAAACTTGAAAGGCTATCGCTGTTTACAAGAGAGAGGACATTGATAAGCCTGTAGAGTACAAGCTGCCTTGGAGAAAAAGATGGGTAAGGAAATGAAAATGAGTGGATCCGATTTGAAGTAGCACTCGAAAACGTTTAACTCCTAAGTTGAAAATAACATAATGGATGAATTATTTTTTGAACCTGAGGTTATTGACGCCGACGTTAAAACGTTAGCTCCCAAAGAGGAAACTCAATTAGCTCAGGTTGATCTTGATAGCGATAAGAAGATCGCAATTGCTAAGACTCGTGAGGCTTTAGATGAGAAGGGTATAGACTTGGACTATATCCTTTGAATCTATAAAGACGCTGCAGAGTCAGCTGTAGTAGAAAGTTTTAGTGGTACCATACTAGAAGACCACAAGACAAGAATATCTGCTGCGAATAAAATGCTAGAAACTTGGAAGGTAGCACACGGACTTGATAAAAAAGATCCAGTTGAGATTGTATTCAAGCCGTTGTTTGCTAAACCGCCGATGATGAATTAATAAAAAAAAGAGGTGATTGCTCATCTCTTTTTTATTTACTGATCCTCCAAAATGGAGTAGTTGTTTTTCGAAAGGTAATTTAGGTGCTTAATTAAGAGTCTTTAACTTGTTCTTTAAATGCTCCACTAGCTTTGAAAGTAGCAACCTTCATTGCTGGGATAGTGATCTTCTGTGAAGGATTTTGTGGATTAACTCCTTCTCTAGCTTTTCTTGGTGAAGCCTTAAAAGTTCCGAAACCGTGAAGTCTAACTTCTCCGTTCTTTACTACACCCTCAACGATAAGGTCAAGAACTGTATCTAAAACTTCCTTAGCGAGCTTTTGGCTTACTTCAAGCTCAGTACTAAGAGATTTTACAAGTTGTTTCCTGTTCATTTTCTTAATAAAAAAGAGGAATAAAAATGCTAGATATCATCATAGCACTTGAAGTGTATAATTATATTTTTCAAAAAATCAAGGGGAAATTTAACTTTTTTTCAAGGATAGCGAAAATCCATCTTACAATTTTCTGTAAAAAGAAAAAAATCTCTTGACATTTTAAATTAAAATCAATATACTGCTGGGTAATGAATACTATGTTGCCTGAGTCTAAAGACTCAAAAATCACGATCGCACCTAGTCTTCAAAAGATACTGGAGTGAATAGAACTCAGAGAACCTTTTTTGGATTTCTACAGTAAGAACATTGAAGAGAATAGTCGTAAAGAGAAAGTCGCTTCTTATATAAGAACTGATGTAAAAACTATCATTGGACTATTCGAAAGAAACTTCTTCACGAAACGATGAATTGGTATTGAGGACTACACTCTGTCTACATTAAGAAGACAGCTACGATTGGAGTCTAAGAATCGCAAGAATGCGAGCAATAAAAAAACTCCTATCATACGTACATTCGTAGATAGATTGAAGAAGGGTATTGTAAAAGCAAACTTTTCTGTAAAAGCAAATGCAGTAACTGATGAATGGAAAGACCAAGTGAATGCAATTGAAACCGCAGTAACTTGGGCATACGGATCATCAGGGATGAAGGATTCACTTTCTAAGTGTATCCATTCAGCGTTGCTTAATGGTAATGGTTACCTTAAAGCAAAGTTTACGACTCCCAAAGAAAGAATGGAGTCAATCAAAAACCCTGATTCAAGAGAGTATATTAAGATAGAAAACTTCTATTCTAAGGTAGAATGGATATCCGAGTTTGATTTATTCTATGATCCAACACTTCCTTTGAAAGATCAAAGATTTGTTGTATATAGATCTATTAAACCGATGAAGAGTATTCTGGAAGTTATCCAACATATGGATGAGAAAATTACTCCAGAACATTTGAATTATATTCTTAAAAATCCAAAACCATTCTCAACAAGAGATTATAATCAAATCCGTTTGATTAACTACTTCTGAATAGAGGCTACTAAAAGGAAAGATGATTACTCAATAGATAACATATATACTATTTCTTACAATAACGACAAAGCAGAATATGTAGAAATCTGGACGCCAGATACACTATCTATCTGTATCAATGGATGGATTGTTGCTGATACAGAGAATCCTTATAAGGATAGAAGTTATTGGCACCCCTACTATTCTTGTCACTATGCGGACGCTCCTTGAGTGTCTGTAGGTGAATGAGCTGGTATTATCCTTGGTGATATACAAGCCGCTTACGACTCCTTATTTAATATGTTGCTTGACCACGCGGCTATGACAGCCAGCCCAATGCTTTGGGTACAAGCGGGTAAAGTAATCTTCAATAAGAAAGCTGTAGACGGAACGTTACCTTGGCAAGCGTGGTGAGTACTAGAGATGGAGGATAAGGGGAATATGGACTTTATCACCCCACCATCGCTTGATCAGGGTATCATCTCAACACTTCAGAATATGCTGGAGACTGCGAACTTCTCAATATCTCCTACTTCGTATTCTGATTATGAGTCTCAGTCAAGATCTGCTAAGGATTCAATGCTGAGATTCGAAGGACTCTCTGATTCTGTATCTCTTCTCGTAGATTCGATCAGTGTAATGTTGAATGAGATTGCTCAGAACTGGCTAATAGATATGAAAGGTAAAATGCCAGAACTCTTTAGTCTTCCTGTGTATGACTCTAAAGGTATGATTGAGTCTTGGAAGAAGATGAAGAGATCTCAACTTGAAGGTAGATATATCTTTAACTGGGCTTCTGATTCTATTGCTGACGTAAATAAACTTGTAGAGAAGAGTCAACTTACAGATTATATGAATGCACTTCTTAGAGTTGGACAACAACCAGACGGATCATATATGATTGACGTCAAGAAGCTACTCGACCATATCAATGGATTGTACAACGGACCAAAAGATATTGTTCTTGATGAGTCTAAGTACTATGCTAAAATCTCTAAAGACCAGACAGAGAAAACTCAAATCGCTATCAACGTACAAAATATGCAAGCGGAAGCTCAAGCAGAGCAACAGGAACAAATGGCTGCTGCTCAGCAAGGAGTTGCTGCTATTAACGGACAATCAGCTGAAGCTGGCGGACAACAGAACTATGACGCTCTAATGTCTAAAATGTTCGGATAGACACACATTTAACTTATAACTATTGACACTAATGGCAAAGACAAAGATGGATCACGTCATCGAATTACTCGAGAGACACGTACAAAGCCTTGGGAGCGAGGGTGGAATCACTGCCACTGAAACTGCTGCTCAGACTCCCACAGAGACCGTAACCGTTCCTGAAGGGAATGTAGAAGGGGTTACTACTCCTGAGGTACCTACAGAACCTGTAACTGTACCCGAAACAGGTGAAACCAAGCCAGCTGAACCAGCTACCGAAGAGATTCCTTCAGATGACTTCGACAAGCAGTTCGCAGAACTTGAGGCTCTACTTAATACTAAACCAACAGAGCCTGAAGCCGCAGCAGACGTTTCAGTAGACGAAGCTAAAAAGCCAGAAGTCATATCAGATGAAGATATGAAAAATTATCAAAAGCTATATGATTCTGAAGTCGAAAAAAGAATTGCTGCCGAGGGGGAAGCTCGTCAAGCCGCTGCAGAGTTAACACACCGAAAGAGCTTGTTTGAAAAGGAGGGCAATAAAAAATACGAGATCATAGACAAACAGAGGGAACTAGAAGCAGAGTTGCGTATCGCACAAGCTGCTGCTATGCCTGAAACACTTGCCCCACTATGACAATCATTCCTCTTATGGAAAGAGTCTGGGACTCCAGTACATAAATATAGAGCCTTAAAGGAGGTTCTAAAAGTGGCTGAGGAAATCGCGTGAGTGTCGGCTGACGACTACTATAACGCAATCTTGAGAGCTGAGAATAAAGACATACCAGAAGTTACTGGTAAGGTTCTCCCAGAGGAGAAAGCACAGCCTCAAGGATTCGGCAGAATGCCGGTAATACTTTAGCTTTTTATAAATTAATTTTATGTTTACTAACACAAGCGGAAATTGTACAACAGGTTGTACAATCGACTCAACTCCTTGCGCTAACGGAATCGTAGGAGAATACAATAACTATGCTGCCTTCGGATTGGAAGGAGTATCATTTGAAGGATATTCTTATCTTTCAGACTCAGGAGCTAGAATTGAGTACAAGCCATCAGCAGATGGAAAGTTCTATATCACAGAACAAATGCTTACTTATACTCACGATGGATCTCCTATCCCAATGTTCCAGACTGTATTGGATAACAAGTCTGCAATCCCTGCTCTCTTGTTCGACGTACAGGATTTGAACAAGTTGTACGATATCCAAGCTACAACTAATACTGCTATCCCTTCAGCTCCAACATTTAAGGCTATTAAGAACATTAAGGTTGGACTTGGAAGAGATGGACTATCTTTCGTTTGGGGAGAATACAGTCCAGAAAGACCTGTTATGTATATCTACAAGACAGTTAAAACTATCGACGCTAACTCAGTTAACGTTAAATACTACCTTGCAGATAAGAGAGGTCTCCCTATCGACTTTAATCACCCAACTTATAAAAACCTTATCGACGTTAACTCAAGAATCAGAATTGAGAGACACGATCCTACTCAGGTTACTAGTGCTGATTGTGGTGCTGCTGGTTGCTGCGCAGATCTTGTTGTAAGACCTGTAGTAGCTATGGGACAAGATCAGCTTACTAGACCTTCTAACTTCGGTGGAACTGCTATGTATCCATACGTGATCCTTGAAGGAGCTGGTAACGGAACTGATGGAGTTAATAGACCATTGTTTACAGTAACAGGTAGATCTTCTGTTGACGGAGCAAGTATCTCTTACAACGAGAACTACGTATGTTTGAACAACCCAAGCCGTTATAGTGACGGGATCTATCCTGGTGATCAGGTAACTTTCGAGTACAGCTCATTCGATTGGTGTAAGCCAGTTAAGGGAGGATACCAAATGCAAGGATACAGAATGAAGCAATCATTCTCTCAGAACTTCGGTACTGAATTCTGTTTCGAAGATCACGAAATCAGAAGAGGATATCCTGAGGTTGGTGGTATCGACGCCGTAATGGGTGTTAAATTCCAAGCTGTTGCTAGAGGACTTGTAGAACAAATCTTCAGAACATTCTGGCTTGGAGAGAACAGAAGGCCTAATAACGCTTCTGGAATCCCTGGATCTACAATGGGACTTTTGACTGAGCTTATGGCTGCTCACGCTGCTAAGCCTTGGTTGAAGATCATCAGATCTGCTAAGAACGCTGTTACTTACGAAGATAAAGCTAGACTATTCTTGTCTTGTCTTGAACAAGTACAAAGACATAAGGTTGCAATGGGAAGCGGAACTATTACTGCTGTAATGGATCAGGCTGCATACTCTTGCTACAACTACCTTAGAGGAGCTTTCAAGAAACTCGGAGGTTGGGTAGAAATGTTGCCTAATGCTAACCAGATGAACTTTGGACAGTCTTACAGTATCCAAACTCAATACGGAGGACTTGAGATTATGACTGATATCTACCTAGAACAGATCTCTGGAAACTCTGGAATCGTAGTATTCTTGAACAGAGACCTTATCGGTACAGCAACACTTCCTGAGTTCACTATCGATCTTCCATCTACAAACGTTAAACAAAACGTTTCACAAGGATTCAAGATCAAGAGAACTTCTCCTGACACTGTAGTTGGAGAATGTAAGTGTTATACAATGTATACCAGTCAAGCTTTCATTTTCCCTTTCGTGGGTGTTGAGGACGGACCTTACTTAATTTTAGATGGATTTAGCCTTTAATTATAACAGTCTCGAACTGAGAAAACTCAAAGGACATAGATGACTATCATCTATGTTCTTTTTGTTTGTCTTGATTTTTTATAGTCAATAACTATATAATAGATATTTATATCTGTTAGCCGAGGTGATGATAAATAAGCGCCAAAAAATCTGTGCTATTTGTTGAGTTGAGTTTGAGTGAGTTTGTAATGCTAAGTATTGTTCTAAAGAATGTTATCAGAAAGCTCGCATAAAACAAAACTCGGAAGCTGCAAAAAAGAAACGCAGAAATATTAGGCTTTGCAAATCTTTCTGAAATGGATTTTTAGTATGAAACAATAGTAAGAGTTGTAAGCTTCGAGAGAAACTCTTCGACGATAACTGAATAGAATACGAAAAGAAGAATTGAGAAAGGGCTGAAACATTGATAAGAAACAACTTATGACTCAAATCTATATGAGACTATACCTTCTGGGATTTTAGGATTGGGAATATTCTAGTAGATATCAATCCTACTATGACTCACAATGTTAGTATAGAATATAGAAAATGAAATGGACTAATGCCATTCTGATATCATAGAGACAAAACGATATTGGCGGAGGAAGCTTGATATCATCCGATCCATATCTTTGATTGGGATGATAAAGCCAAGATTATTGACTGAATAAAATCCCTTGTATGAAAGAAGAAGAGATTATATAACGACTCTCTCAGAATTGTACAGGGGCAAGAAGCTGCAGCATTCTGCGAAGAGAACCATCTTCAATGATCTACGTCAGCAACTATTTGGTATGGACTCTATAAAAAGGATTCGCTAATCAGCCTAATGTGATTCAAGAAAAATAAAGAACGAGAGCTTGTCGGGTTTTGTAATCTAAGAGGGGCTTACGTAGCTCATTGAGCTGAGAAATTATTTAATCGTTTCCTTCAAGACCATAATCCAGATACTGTAATCTCGTTCTCTGACGCTACGAAACATACTGGTAAACTTTATGATATGTTATGATTCTCTTGTTCTTGAGATAGAGACGTTTCTTACTGGCGAGCTAAAAAGAATTGATCTCCTTGCTATCGAAGGAGACTTTGCCAAAAGAAAAATATTCATAACTTAAAATGATTCAATGGTCCTTGCCAGTATATTTGAAACGAAACTCATCCGTTCTGGCAACAAACCGAGCAAGAGATTATGCAATGAATGTGGTATGTTAAAGTCTGTGATTCAGGTATGCGTAAGCATATATGGACTAAACATTAAAAATCCTCTTGACTTTTAATATAAAATAGTTATACTGACCGCGTGCAATAGGCATACATACATTATGCGACGTCACTCCCTAAAGGTGTGACGGGGCTTATTGTGTGTCCAGCACTTACTAGGGCGGCAGAAGTCGCTCCTAGTATTTGTTGAATAAGGATCATAAAACAATACGGGACATTAATGGACCCAAGGAATTAACCAGCACAACGTTGGAATTTCTTGGGTTTTCCTTTTATCATATTAAAGTGTAACTACCAAATGAAAGTGTACTCAAAGACCGTTGTCACAGACGATCTCGAAAACTTTATGAAAACTTCCACTACGCCTTCACTACTTAGAGAGTACGCTGAGGCTAAGGGATGGGACGTAAATCTCTTCAGAGAGTTTATGAGCAAGATGAGCGACTATTCGTACGCTTCATCAAACCATATCGTAGGTACTAATGATATCTCTACGAATGGTATCAAATCAACTGTACCGTCAAATGAGCTAGCCTCAAAAAGACCGGGGCCTCAGCAACACGGTAACAGAAACCTAACGCAGTTCTCTCTATCAGATGAGGACGTAACTAAGTTCGCTACGTTTATTATGTACTACAACAATCTCAGCAGAGCGTTTGATTACGAGAACGACGTAACAGGACAGCAAAGAAATTCTCCTGAGGTATTCGATATCTACTGGCAGTATGGAGAAAAAACTATCCCAGAAGATAGGTATCATACACCAAGAACAAGAAACTTCCCATATCTTATGGAGATGGCTCAAGGTAATAACAGAGCTTATCCTATCAAGTTTGTAACTGTACCTGCAAGATACAACAACGAACACTACTATGTAGAAGTTGATACGAGAAGCAATATCGTAATGAATCCTCAAACTGTAGATGGTAACCATATCACTGATCAGTTTAATCAACTTGAGAGTATTGGTCCAAGACAGAAATACAGATTCTGGAAACTTATCCCAGTCGCTGAAGAGCAGCCATTCTTTATGTACATTCCGTATGCTCCATACTGGAGAAACCCTGTACACGGAAGTCTCGGTAGAGAAAGACAATATACTTTCTCTGTATCAGATAATGTTATCTGAGATGGAGTTCACAATCAAAACGTTAATCAGTATCAGTGAATATAGCGAGTCCCCGGTGAAACGCCGGGTCGACTCTTAAGCTTACTTCCGCTTGGCGATAGAAGCCTAGAGTGAGGTCGACCATACTGAGTATCTCGTTTTGAGAACTCCCGAGGCTTCTTCATAAGAGGTTTGTTGCTGTTTCAGTAGACTCGTCACCAAGGGTTAGGACGGCTCTGATTATGGTGACAACGATATTTCTGAATCTGCGGGCTTCCGCTAAGCGGAACTAAACTTAATATAACTTTACTTCCTAAGATTATAATGTATACCGTAAAACAACTTATGGACATTACCTATCCTATGATAGGTCAAGCTTGAGTATCGTATGCAGTATGACGTAATAACTTCATCCACCTTGTAAACCACGCTATCAATATGGTATACAACTATGAGGGTATGCACTGGTCTTGGCAACATAGAAAAGATTTATTCAATATGAATAAGCAATCTCAGTGAGCTTTGTTCTCGAGATGGCCTGTTCGTAAAATAGATAAATTCTGGGCAGGTCACTGGACAGACGTAGACAAAGTTGGAATAGATCCTTGCTACTGTAATATGAATCTTCCAGATAAAGTAATCCGCGCTTGCTGTGATTGTAACTGTACAACTCCGTGTGAGCCACTGAATCTTGTACAAGTACTTCCTCAGAATCAGCTTTGTGCTGGGCAATACCAAGTCTCAGGATGAGGTATCGCTGGTATGTGAGGAACTGATCAGCGTGTCATAAAAGTAGATCTTGGAGGACTTCAGGTAGATGACCTCTGGGTAACTTACTTCTGTGGACCTGTTAAGATGGAGAAGTTCTCTGATATTATTCCTGTACCAGATTCATTTATTCACGTACTTGCTTGGATTATCGCAGCTACGGTTGTGCCAATGCAGGGTATTGCAAGACAACAGGAAGATCTAACCTACTTCTCATTGTATAGGAAGGAGTTGGATTACCTAAGAAAACACGATACTATCGTACCAGAGGAGATCCAAATCCCTGATATTGGTGTGAACTTAACAAATACTATGAGTCCAAATTTTAATTCAATACTTTCTGAAAAATGGTAGCAGTAGACGGAACAACAGCTTGGGACCTGAAACCTAACAGGGAGAACAGCAATCAGATATTCAATGTACTCTGTAATGTTGTTCCAACTCCTCACCCTTGGACAGGAGCCTGATACAGAAAGAACATAGACCTAACTGCTTCAGAGAAACAGCAGTTCTGGTTCGAGAAATGTAAATGACTTAAGAGGTGCAAGCTGTATGAATACGACTGTTCTAAAACAGTTCCTCTTGTAGAGTCTACTTATAAATGAGTTGATAATCAGATCTGGTTGAATTCAAACTTCACTGATGTAACAACGTTCCAGTGATACAGAATCTTCCTCCGTAAATCTGACTTTAACTATAATCCATACGGAACTTACTGAGAGCAGTGAGTTATGGAAACCTGAGGGGACTGAGATGAGAATACTTGTGATACTGATCTCAAGCCATCAGAGAAAGCAAAACAAGAATGGGTAAACAGATCAGTTGCTGATACAGATAAAGATTTGTACTTTGAAAAGTCTCACGGTAGAAGTTGAAGAACGAGACTTTATATCCAACAGATTGATGAGAAGACTTGTTCTTGAGAAACCTTCGACGACGTAGATGAATCTCCTATTGTACTCGTAAGAGAATACTCTTCATCTCCTTGTAATCCTGATAGATTTGTAAGAGGATATGGAGGTATTGGAGTTCCAAGAGTGGTTTGTAATCTCGACTGAGAATTTCAAATCGCTATGATCTACTATGGTGGGCAAATGTTTGCTTATCTATATTCACCATTCAAGAAGCCTTTCACTATCCGTCCAGATGATTATGTATATCTTCCTAATCAAGGTATCTATCTGAATGGATTGGTAAGACCTTCAAGAAAAGAAATCGATCTTCTCTCAAATCTTGAGCTTCCTGAGAACGGATACTTCATCCCACAAACCTCAGAGCTTACGCATTTGATTGCAGCTCCAGATCAGAACGAAGGAAAGAATAGTGTGGTCTCTACTCCTATCGGATTTAGATTAAGGTGTTACTCAGAATATGGAGAGATTCCATATATCGCTGTAGGTAATTCACTCTATTCAATCAACGGTTTCTTTATGGGGCCAAAGTGAGAATGTCAAATCCCTATAGACTGTATGGTAGATGACTACCTAGAAAAAGAGAATAGAAATATAACTCCTTGTAGATCATTGCCAGTCGCTGGTAATCAGAGAAGAGTATTCGTATACGACCAAGAAATCCTAGCTGCTAGAAACCAATTCGAGATAACTTGATTCTCTTCTTGGGGAGCAAGGCTAGCATATATCGCTAACTGAGGATTATATATCTCAGGTACTGGTATTATGCAGTGAGTATTCTGAGCAGATCTTTCTGTAAGATGAGACTTAGTTAGAGGATACAAAAGTATCCCAGCTGGTATCACTGACCTCAGAGAAATGTATACTTCACTACTTCTCTTCTGACCTAGAAGTATCTATGCTCTAAGAGATGAGAATGCGGCAATCACTGGGTCATACTTAAAAGCTTCTGACGTAGAAGATTGATACTATGCTCCTTGATCGTACTTCAATGACGACTGAGAGTTCTTGATTGTAAGAAAGAATAGAGTGCTTGAGACAATGGATTACTCATCATACTATGGAACAATCAAATTCACTCCTGATACTTGATTCTTTGTAAACTCACACATTAAAGGTTGTAATCCTTCTTATGATAATATCACGGTAGACGCCACTATCAATCATAGGTATATCTCTATCTATGATAACAATCACGCAGGATTTAGATTCGATCCTCAGACAGGTAAGATAACAAACAATACTCATTATTCTAAGCTGCTTATTTATGATAAGCACTACAATGTATGGTATCACTGGATCATTACCTGAGCAAGAGTTACTCGTGTGAAGGATTGAATATTCTTATGAGATGGTATCTACTCTAATAAAGGTAGGACTTGGTGATGGGAGACAGACGATACTAAGGGTGGAGAGATTATACAAATCATCTCTGCGTATGTTGGAGAGGAATGATTACAAACTCCGAAATTCATCCAGTATGTAAAGACGGCGGTTGGAGATCATTCGAGTATCACAAACGAAAGTATCTGGTCGTATGAACAGACGTTCTGAGGAGAACGCTTTATCCATAGAGTTCCTATTACTAATGCAAGGTATCCTCAGCTTCTCGATAGAAAAGATGAGACCTGAGTAATTAAGACGTATGATGATGGATGAACAATCTATTGACACGGCAAGTTGAAACCTCATACTTTAATGTCAGAGATCCTCAACTACCAGAGTTATGATTCATTAACAACGGTTATTGACTCAGACCCAATGACTTCCGAGACTACAATGTGAATGTATGCCTCGATCAAAGAAGCGATATGAAGACCTGCTAATCTCTTGGAGTTGACAATATCCGCCAAGTGACTAGACAATGTCCAGTTCGGTTCTTTCTACATTAGTTATTATGTTCTTGACGCTGACTATGAGCATATCGAGAACACTAATATAATGATCTCAGATTTCTCAGACAGAGTAGATGATCTGAAAATCAATAAATGAGAATACTGTCAATCAGTATTAGCTGGCTCTGCCTGCTAGGTTTTAATTCTTATTATTACTAAATGCCTACATTAGATGACGTAATTAATTATGTTCTTACTACTGAGGAGCTTTCAGATTTGCCTACAATTGCCGACGCACTTAACGAAAGGTTTGCTTCGGAAATCGGATTGGCTATCGAAGAGTCTGCGCCAGTAGAAGAAGCACCAGCAGAAGAGGGTGCGCCTGCTAAGGAAGAAACTCCTGCTAATTTACCTCCACTAGGACTTTAATGGAAAATCAAAAGATAGAAAAGCTTTGGGCTATTATCTCTGCACTCTCGAATGAAGAGCAAAAAGAAATTGCTGAGAGAGTGAAAAACATAAAAGAGCTTAGTCCAAGAGTTAAAAAAATGGTTGGGCTTTTTGAGAAGCTAAATGAAGAAGAGAAATCAGAATTTTTTAGAAACGTAAAAACCACTGATGAATGAACAAGCGAGGCAGATAGCTCTGCAGAAGTTGAATGAAGCGGTGAGCAAACCACTGACACAGCACCAGACGGGGGAGCAGATAGTGAACCAAGCAAACAATAGCGTACAGAAGAATATTTCTAAGTACGACGCTGCTATGCAGAGTTTACTAACTGGAGATAAAGCTATCGACTCATTGATCAGGACTCCTGAATCTCAGTGGTCTCCGTATCAAATCGCTGTAGCTAATCTCAATAAGGATCTTAGAGACCGCAACAAGAAATTTCAACAAGCAAATAACAAGAAGCTTGTATTAGAAAATGAACAAGCAAATATTGCTTCTGCAGGACAAATTATGATGGCGGCATATCGTGACGCTATGAATAAATCAGAAGCAGGTGCAGAAAAACAAATGAACGCTAATACTTTGAACGCTAATATCCAAGCAGGTTCGGCAATCTCTGGATCTGGTGGGTTATCAAATAACCCTGCCGCTGCCGCTCAAACAAGGCTAACAGCACAGAACCAAGCGAACGCTCAGAATATGCAGATCGCAGCGAACAGAGATACAACATTAGCAAACCTTACAGCTCAGGGAGCTAACGCAGAACTACAAGCTGCACAAGCTCAGAAACAAATGGAGTTGCAAGAGAAACAAATCAATGCAAACATTGATAATGCAAACAAACAGCTAGAAATCGCTAAGGCGAACGCAGCTGCTCGTAGTCAATACTCTACTTCTAAGGGTGGTACGGGTGGTAACGGTACAAGTACCACCACCAAGACATTCGACCCTAGTAAATTTACTATCGGTAAAGATGGACTTGCTTACTCTAGCGATGGCAAGACTGTTATTAAACCCGGAGAAGAAGGGTTTGATGATATCAAAGCATATCAAGACAAACAAACACAAGAGATAAAAGGTAAGCAAGATCTTATTGCTCCTAGTATTGCAGCACTTGTTGCAGCTAATCCTAAAGTCTGAGCTGCTATTGCTGGATTATCAAGTCTTCTTGGTAAATCACTTTAATATTTAATGACACCCAATGACAGAATACAAATTACCTCCAAAGGAAGCTGTGCTACCAAACGGTAGAGTATCAGCTATTTGAGTAGAAGAAACAGAAAATATCTTCGGAATTGAAAGGTTGACTGATCTAAAAGATATCGACTATTCAGCTCTGAAGAACCCAAAGCTCGGATATATCTACTTCCTAGGTTATAGACCTCAGGTTGGTACAGATAAGAAATTCGCTTTCTTCCCTGTAAAAGATCCAGCTTATAAGTGACAAGACGTTTAACTTTTATTTAACGCAAATCAATGGGTAATACACAAGACAACTGCGGACCAGATATAGCTGGATTTTGCAACGCCTTAGATAATTGCCCTACGATAGGACAACTGAAAGCTACTGATCAACAGATCAGGACTTGGATTAAAAACGTTGAAGATAAGATTGAACTTAGAAATCCAATGTCTGGTAATCAGTTAACGAAAGGATTGAAACAGAGAATGGAGGAAGCGGAAGCTTGCTGTACAGAGAACCTCAGAAAGATGGATGAACTCAATAGAGTTATCTGAGAGGTTTGAGATAATGTTACTTTCCTTAAGAACTGGAATATTAGACAAGACGCTCAGATGAAGTGACTTGTAAACAAAGTTATCATAGACAAAATCTATAGTAACTTTGAAGAGTGGATTGAGAATGTGTATATTCCTCAGTGTGATTCACTAGAGAATAAATACATTGAAGGGAATATCTATGTAAACGTAAACCAATCTGATGGAGCAAGAAATGCTACCTATGTAAACGTAAGGAAGTGGTGGGATCAAGGTCCTTGCTCAGCTAATGACTGGCAAGAACTTTACTACGCCGCTCCAGCTGACGTGCTTTCAATTCTTGGTATCGATCCGATCAAAGTCGATCATCCTTCGAAGCATACTTGGACAATCTCAATCGTACCAGAGAAACTCTGAGATATGATTGCCTGACTGAGAACACTCGACCTTTCTAAGGTAGACGTGACACTCGGACCAGTATACTTTGAACCGATTTTCAAAGAGTCGGCAACAATCCAAGAGAACCTTACCGTAGGAAATACGACTAAGACTAAGCATTTAGAAGCAGACAATGCTCACATAAAAAAGGCTTGTATTGAAGAGATGACTTGTGATACCAAGTTTACTGGCCACCCTAAATTCGAAAACCTAACTGCTGATAAAGTTATTACAAAGAACATAACTTCTCAGTGAGGGGTCGTAGAAATGAATGGGAACATTAAACTTGAAGGTCACGTAGAAATCCCAAAGATTGAATGAGATATTAGAATCGAAGACAAACTTACTGTTCCTGACGTAAATGTTACCGTCAAAGTTGAGACTCCTGTCTTGAGAGTATCGCACGATACTTACCTTGGTGGTAATACTTATATCGATGGACCTGTTACTTACAGGGACAGGAACGATAGTGCTGCTGAGCCTGTATGTTTAGACAACGCAATCAAGAATCTCTTTAGACCTTCTTGGTGAATGTTTAAGCTTTCAGGATCTATGCACGCTAACGGAGAACCTAATGGTACTTGTTGAGGTATTGGTAGCAATATCATCAAAACCTTCAATGATAACCAAGATAATCCAGTAAGTGTAAAAACTGTTGGAGACTCTGATAACCAAACAGAACTTGAATGGATTAAAGATTTCTGATGGACGCCTTGAGTGTTTGTAACCAATATTCCTTGAGTAGGGAAAACTGTTGTAATCAAGGGAGACGGTGCTGACGCTGGTATCTATCAAGTAAACTATAATCTCACGGTAAAAATACAAGACTTTGACGCACAAACAAAGAACAATATTACCTCTGCAAGATCAGGACTTGTAATCTATGATATCGCTAATCCGAAATCTGGATACATTATCGATGATAAATTCCACCCTGAGAAAGACTCATTCGAATTTGAATGGCAACACTCTCACGGATTTTATGACGATAGTTATCCATCAGGAAGCAATGATACAACAAACCCTGCTACACTGTATTTCAGAAGTTATCCAATGGATAACCTTGCTAACGGACACGCTCAGAATCCTCCTTTCAAAAGTTATGTTGCTAGGAGTCTTGGGTATTATACCTTCACGGTATCTACGCTCATCTGAGTAAAAGACTATGTTGCTGTAGCACCGTTTATTAAACTAGCTTCTGGTATCGCTGGTGGTACTCAAAGTTACAAGCTTGATATCACAACAGGGGTGTGGAACACTGGAGGACAATCTTCTTTCTCTGTTCATAAAATTGCTAATCTTTGACAGCCATTTGAATATCACTGTTGAAGAGACAATTAGTTTATTTATTACTATTTATCACAAAAATGCCTACTACTACAGGAAAGCCTTGCAATGTAAGACCAAATTCAACAACAAAGTTGAAGGCTTATGATGATTGCCACGGAGAGTTTGAGATAGCAGTTGGTGACTTGCCTAATGTCCCTGAAGCGGATATCTGTGCTGTTGTTGCTAACTGTCCAACTATTAAATCTCTTCAGCAAAAAGACGCGCAAATCCAAGCGCAAGTTAATCTTATCGAGAATGATAAGTTTAACGATATCAATACTAAGATCAATCAGCAAAACACTGAGATCAACGGTATTAAAGAAAAGAACAACCAACAGGATTTCGTTATCGGAGAAATCAACGATAACATTACTACTCTTAAGAACTGGAATATTAAGCAGAACCATCTTATTGAATCTCTACAAGCTAGAGTAATCCTCGACAAGACATTCAATAACTTCGAGGAGTGGGTGGAAAATGTATATATCCCACAAGGAAATGCTCTAACAAATAAATATGTTATGGGTGATATGTATATCAATGTAACTCAGTCAATCGCCGCTACTAACGCTACCTATGTAAATGTTAGAAGTACGAATTCAAAAGCTCCATTCTCTGCGAACGATTGGCAGAAGTTGTATTACTCAGCTCCAGCTGACGTACTAAGCGTGATTGGTATTGATCCTATCGAAGTGTCTCATCCTTCAAAACACACTTGGGCATTGTCTTTGAATCCTACTAAATTCCAAGACTATATGGCTCAGCTTAGAGAACTTGATCTTTCTAAGGTAAATGTTACTCTTGGTGAGGTATACTTTAATCCAGTTATCAAGGAGTCTGCAACTATTCAGGAAAACCTAACAGTTGGAAACACAACTACAACTAAGGATTTCGTTGTACAGAATGGTGCGACTATTAAAGACCTTACAACTACAACAGCTAAGCTTGGAACAGTAACTGCTCCTGTAACTTTCAATGAGAAGGTAACAGTGACTGACACTGTAGAAGCTACTACTCTTGTAGGTACTGGAACAGCTACAGTTAAAAACGCTACGCTTACTGGATCAACTAAGATCGAAAGAGTAGACGGAGACTTGTATGCTTCTGAGAATGTAAGAGTTTGAGAGAAGTTGACAGTAGGAGGAACTGCTAAGTTTGATACAAGAGCAGAGATCAATACTGCCGTGGTATCTAGCAGACTTGAAATCCCTACTGCTGATAATATTAAGATTGGTGGAGTAGACTTCCAGACTTGGCTTCTTTCATTCGGTAACGCTCACTGGCAGCCTAAATAATTTTTAATCTCTAAAGCAATTATAGACTATGGTATTAGACGTAGCATATCCATTTGGAGATTTGACTCTTAGCGACTTGCTTGCAGTATCTAGCTGCGAGCTTGTCCCTAACTCTATTCCTCTCTTTGATGGTAAAAGATGGAAACTCGCTCCTCTTCCTAGTGGAGGTGGAGGTTGAGGGAACTCAGCAGACGTTGAGGAACTCAAAAGAAAAGTTAGAGAACTAACTGAAAAAGTGAATCAGAACACTACTAAATCTAGTAAAGTAACAGAGCTTGAAAGTAAAATCTCAGAACTTACTCAGAAGATCAATGACCTTCAAAGTTCTGGTGGTACAAACTCTACTAAAGTAACAGAGCTTACTCAGAAAGTTACTCAGCTAGAAACTAAAAACCAGCAACTAGAAAGTAAGGTAACAGACCTTACTACAAAGCTTGCTCAGTTAACTACGAAGGTTGATGGTATCGAGGCTAAGCTACCGTTCTTCGGATCATTCACTATGAATGGTACAGCGGCAGACCACACCGATACAAAAGTAACAGAAGGAACTTTCTTGTCTTACAACATTACAGGTGAGGTTAAGGGTCAAACTCTTGATCTTAGCGTTGAGAATGGTAAGATTAAAGCAGCTTCTGACGCTTCTGAAAACTTGACTATTAACTATATGGGTATTAAGGCTTAGTTTTTATTCTTTATTTGTAAGATATAAATGGCTTATTTAGTTGCAAGAATCTCAAAACCAAGAGCCGCTGATCAAAAGAAACTACAGAAGACTTTTTCAAACGAGTCTTCTGTGGTAATCTTAGATTCAGCTATCAAAAAAGACTCTTTCGTTGTATGGACATTCCAAGAAAACTTAGACGCAGATATCGAAATCCTCCTTGATACAGGTAAGATGACAATCAATGCTACTAAGAATATCACAGGAACTATCTATATTGGGCTTCTTAATATTTAATCTTTAACAGAAGACCGTTATGAATAACGCTTGAAGAATAATTGACATAGACCTTAAACCTGAAAATATCAAAGCAGGTGTTAATATCTACGGAGTAACAGGGACGTTGAGAACAGCTACTTGAAATTATACCACAACAAATGGTAAAAACTTTGGTACGCTATTGGAAGTAGAAGATATGGGACAAATGCGAGGTACTGGTTATCAGTATCAAGGTTGATCTCTTGGTAGTAACTATGTAGCTGGTGGTTGGTATTATCCATTCGCTTTCAATAGCTGAGATAAGTATTACTTCTGAGGACTAAGAAAATGTGAATGTACAAATAACTGTTCTGGTAAAGCCGACGTGTTTCAAGTAGTTATCTATACTCTTGATAAAACAACGAAGACTATTACCTATAGATATGAGAATTTGTGATATAGTTACCCTCCTAGAATTGATGGTATCCACGAAGTCTCTCCAGTTACTAATTGGCTTGACTACGGTAACGAACTTAAAATGTTCTTTTGGGGAGATTCTAGTAGAAATAACTATGTAGTTGCTGCCTGTTATACTATCGATAAAACAACAGGTGTTATCACAAGAACTCTGCCTACTGGTAGTAATGAGTTCTGAGTGATTGGTGGATTGAACAGAATTGATAATATACCATCGCTTGGTTATGATAGTACAAAACCTGTAGCACAGTTAGAGACGAATAGTGATGATGGTAAAATCTATAAGGGTACAGTACATAAAATCGGAGACAACCACAAGTTCTTCTTCCTCGTCGGATACGATAAATTTTAATTTACAATTTAGAAATCTATGGCTAAAATTGTAGAACAGATAGTGAATCTTAAGACTATCAAACAAAAGCTAGACCAGATTTCTGCAGGAACTATAAGCATTATCGACAACCTCACGAGCTGAGGTTCCGATAAAGCCCTGTCCGCAGAACAAGGTAAAGCTCTAAAAGATCTCGTGGACACTGCGAACAGAGAGATTGCTGCTATCAAGAGAATCCTACAATCTAGTGACGTAAACCTTGATACTATCGAGGAAATCATTACAAAGATTAAAGCAATGGATAACGCATTGTGAGGTATCTCTACGGTGATCGAAACGAAAAAGAATGAAGTTCTTACTACTATGAGAGGAGAGCTTACGCAGAAAGTCCAAGAGTTAACTAATCTAATAAACACAAAAACAGGGCAGTGAGATATTGTAGATAACCTAACAAGCGACGCTACGAATAAATCGCTCTCCGCTAAACAAGGTAAAGTTTTGAAAGGGTTGATTGATGGAGCGAAAACCACTGGTATCACTAAATCCAATAACCTTTCAGATCTACCAGACAAAGCTGCGGCTAGAACAAACTTGGACGTATACAGTAAAGGTGAAGTTGATACCAAGCTTAATACGAAACAGAATACGTCTGAGAAGAATAAGGCTAATGGATATGCTGGACTAGACGCTAATAAGAAACTAGATCCGTCAGTACTTCCTACTACAGCTACAACAGAAGTTGTTACTGTAGCAAACAAAGCAGCAAGACTTGCTCTTACTGCTGCTCAAGTACAGAAAGGAGACTTTGTTGTACAGACTGATACTGGAGAAAGGTTTTTGTTCTCTGGTACAAACCCAGCAACAGAGTGAGACTGGACGCTTATCTCTACTGTTATGAATTTGAAATTCTGGACTGGAGATAAAACTCAGTTCGACGCTATAGCGACTAAAGACGCTAGCACAGTTTATTTTGTAAAAGAATAATTATGGGCGTATATTTATGAAATCAACTTTTAGCTAATGTGTCAGGTGGTGCCTGATATTCCGCTCCTCTTGTCTGAGGGGGGGGGTGAGTAGCTTGGTGGCTTAAAGAAGAAATCCCATTAGAAGATAGGAAGAAGATTATGAATAGTCTAACCAAAAATACTGGTCAGACGCTTAGCGGAAAATATATATTTTACTGGAGAGATAGAAGTAATAGTTATACAGGTCTCCTTACAAGATTTAATCATTGATTCTCTTGAAGCGAAACCGCTTGGTGCTTGAGTCAAAGCGACTATGCTCTCTACGACGTCTTCCCTATAGATCAATTCCTATCTTAAACTTTTAGTTTATAATCAGCTTATATATGCTGAAACTTAACACACAAGACCTAACTCCTTATCTTTGAGGAGTTAAGTTAAACTCAGTACGATGGTGAGAGAATAAGGTGCGACCTGTAGGACCTTGGGAATATACTCCTACCGACTGAGACTTCATCTATGCACCATTCAGGAAGAACTTCAAAAACTATGCCTGAGTAGGTAAGCCTTGACATATTGATATTACTCCTATACAGTGAGTTGATATCAGATTCTGAGCAGCTTACTTCAATGGTGACGGTATGGCTGAGATTTGAAATCAGAGCCGATGGAGTTGAAAGAAGATAAAAACGTATTCGTTTCGGTGCAAATATATAAATGAGAACTTTATAGTACTCTCTCAGAAAACCTGAGACGTCTATATGTTCCAGATACTATCAAATAAAACAGCTTCGAATAATGGTAAGGGTAATAATCGAGACTCTTTGCTAAATACTCCTAAAAGAATAAATAAACTAAAGTGGAATCACTTCGTTCTTACTCAGACAAATGTCCATCCTAACATTATTAAAATGTATCTTAACTGAGAAAAGTACGAAGAGAAAACGCTTTGAAGTTTTGATCGAGCGCCTGAGATACTTTGAAGATTCTATTGATATTCTACCTATAAGCTTAACTGATTCATCTCTGACCTTATCATTTCTTGAGATTATTGGGACGATGACAAGGTTAAACGATATTATGAGAAAAGTAAATATAGGTATCAATATATAGACGTCCAATATCCTAATGATATAGTCCGCGGAGAATGTCAGCTCAACACAGCTTGATTCTGGATAAGCTCATATCAAAACTGGGAGCCTTCAGAGAAGTGATACAACTTTACCAACAAGTGTGTTTATGACAAACCGGCTGGCGACACGTGAATATTCTGTACGTATTGGATAAAACCAAGCGTCGTGGATTCAAACGCTTTCTTGAATGTAGGTTCTATCGCTAAGGGGTATAGTTGATATCTTATGTGACACCACTCGCAACTAGCTACAAAAAAGAATGTCGTCCAACTCTATGACTGAGCAGCTTGGCGTGATATACCCGTAAATCTACCGGTTAATCAATGGAGTAATCTTGCTTACTGATATGAAAACTGAAAGTTTAAAGTCTATGTTAATGGAAATCTCGTCCATACTGAAAACGTAGACGCTCCATTTAGGAGTGATTATGATCCAGCTATTACTTACTGACAATGTGAAATGGCAGGATTCCACGTCCTAAAGGCTCCTCTCACAGAGACTCAAGTTAAAGAACATTATAACAAAACAAAGGATTGGTTCGAGTCGAATCATATTGGGGAAATGTTTTATTCAGATAATTCAGCTAGATCTTTAACTTACATTCCGAATGCTCATACAAAAGCATATCGGCCATTAAATTGAGACGCTAAAGATTATAGCTGAAATAATTATAATTGAAATGCGAATAATGTGACGTATTCTTATTTCTGATATCATACTTGAGTTAATTGAGCGCGATTCTCAAGATCTCCATCTTGGATAGATTATGGTAATGTGTTGTGATCTACTTTCACCTGACCATTTACTCTTCATATGTATGTGAGAATAATGGATAATTTAAGGCATTATTGATTTATAAGTAAGTGATTGACCAATTTACCAGCACCATTTGATTGTTATGTTTTACAAAGTAACTGACAATTTTGCTTCTTCTTATGAGATTGAACAAATTATCTTTCTGTAAGAACTACTACTAGTCTACCTGTAAGTGATCGAGTTCTAGTGACTCTTACTTATGATTGATCTAAGTCAACCAACTGAATGAAGATTTACTTTAATTGAGTAAAAAAAGATACTACTCCTACTACATATTGAACTCCAAATGTTGCTGATTCTACTTGAGAATTAAGAATGTGATATAGAAAAGATGGTTACAACGCACTGCTATGAAGTATGTCTGAAGTAATCCTCGAAGACAGGGTTTGGAACGATGAGGAGATAGCTGATTACTATAAAGCTACTGGTACAATAATTTATAGAAAATTGGAACAACAAGATTTTAACTGATCTACTTATCTTGATCCTAATATATATATTCCACAAGGCTCATTTACCATTTCTCTCGAGTTCAAGACGACTCGTGACTATAGATGGGCGAATGCTACTTGGTGAACAATATTGGGAAAGTACTATTGACCTTGAAGTAGAGAAGCTTTTATTCTTTGAATCTCTTGTAGAGAAAGAGAGTGAAATAAACTTGGTGTATGGATGAGAGACGTTTGAAATATTCAGTGCTGAGACTATGTCGAGAGTAAACAGGTTAATGATTGACAATGGCATAAAGCAGTAGTAGCTCGAGACTCGGTATCGAAGCAGTTTGTCTTTAATGTAGACTGAGTAACTTATGACGTCGAGACTATAAACTTCTGAAATTACTGAGGGAACTCTCTTGCTATCTGAGCTATAAAGGACAACTGAAACTATAAAAACAATTTTACTTGATCTATAAGAAACTTTACTATCACAAAAGAATTTAAACCAACTTGATATTAATGCAACCAATTAGTGAAACTTGAATGATTGCAGGTGTATTCGGAGGAATAAGCCTCTCTGCAATCTTATGATACTTTGGAATGAGTATCGAAATGACCGCAATACTTTGAGTATTACTCTTCGCTGACTTCGTACTTGGAGTCACTAGAGCAAGATACTTCAACAGAGCTAGTGTAACTAGCACCAATATGTACAAAGGATTAACAAGGAAGATCACTAGATTCGCCTTACCATTCATTATGATAGCTGCTTTGAAATGAGCTTGAGTATCTAACCTTGAGTCAATCTCTTACGCAGTTGTAGGAATCATCATCGTGTCTGAGGGGTATTCTTGTCTAAGACATATCTATACCATCAACACTGGTAAAGATCTTCCTGAAATTGACGCTTTCGAACTCATATTGCAAAAAGTTCTTCCACTCTTCTCAGAGAAGCTTGGTAAAGAAATCAAGCCTACTGAAGAAAAGAAAGAAGAAAACGAAAAGCCTAGTTCTTAATAGGCTGCAGACCATCTCTGTGGCTTCACTGAGATGGTTTGTTTTTATATGATAAACTGTAGAACTAATGTTTAGACGACAAGGGATTAAAGAAATTTCCAACCAAAGAGACGAAGCTGCCTGTACTGCTTTCGCTCTCTGCTCTATCATTAATGGATTTAAAGATCCAAAGTACAAAGCAGAAGGACTAGAACGAGAGTATCTTAATGGTTCTGACTTCTTTGCTCTGGTAAACTCTAAGTATCCTGCTGATATTCAAGGGTCGCTTACTACTACCCAAGCTCTGGTATACGCCAAAGAGATGGGGTATATTAAGGACTATGCTACCATCAAGCTCGATCAAATCACCTATGATATGTTTAAGCTAGTCTTCAAGGCAGGTGCGCTTCTTATTCTCAACGTAAATAAGATTGACTGGGATAAGCTAACTCCTAGTAATCCTATTGCTCAATTTGCAAAATGAGGAGTACCTCACGCTGTTGCTGCTGTAGATTTTGATGACGAGAATCAAGTTATCAAAATCCTTAACTCTCGAGGAGAGGAACGAGGAGATAAAGGATATTTCTATATTAAAGCCTCTGACCTAACTCAGATGGTATCTCGAGCGCAGATCGTGTTTGACTCATCTGATAAAGAGAATATGGCTAAACTCAACTATAAGAATATGTTGAGCAAAGCTATAAAGATTATTTCAGACCAGTGGAAATACGGGACTGAAGACGAGCAGCAAGCTATGAACTTTGCGAACTCTATGTTGCGTAAAGTATGCTTGAAGCAGGATCATCAGTATAATATGGATAAGAAGAAGGCTACTGATTTTATAAATAACCACTTGTAACAATGTATCCATTCACAGATAAGGTTGCTACCACCAAAAAAAGTAGATGAGTAAACCCTTGCTATGGTATCGTTATCCACCACACTGCAGGAGGAACTTACAAAGGTAATCTGAATTATCTTTCTGAAAGATCCCCTAAACCAGAGGACCGCAAGAATACTGTATCTGTACATTTTGTAATTGGACCAGACGGTGAATGCGGTAAGATCGGAGATCCTAGAGATATTCTCTGGCACGCTGGAAACGGTAGCTGGGGAAGAACTCCTAATGTAAACTATGTTATGATGGGAATTGAGGTTGTAGGATTCGGTGATCCAAATGAGAAACAGTATGAAAGACTTACTGATTTGGTAGAGTATCTTATGGGAAACTTTCCATCTGTAGAGCGTATCAATATCATCAGACACTCAGACTGTACTCAGGACAGAGAATTTACGAAAGAGAAAATTCTTTGGGATGGTAAGAGGAAAGTTATCAAACGAGATATCTGACCTAAATTTTTCCCAGAGGGATTTGAGAAATGGAGAGAAAACCTCCAGCCTAAACAGGTATCTAAGTACGGAGAAGCTGAATAAACTTCTCCTTGTAAAATCAAAAAAAATGATTATACTTACATTTGTTTTATATGTCAATAAGATTTATGAAGAGAAAACGAATCCTCAAAAAGGATCCTCAATATACCGCTCCAGACGGTACAGTTCATAAATGAACAACACAAAAAGAGTTTGACGAAGCAGTGAAATCCTATACTCCTGACTATGACGTTCTAAGGAATAGAAAAGTCGGAGATAGTACTGCGAATGATATTTTCCTTCAGGCTCTTGATAAGTTTGGTGAGAATCCACAAGCTTTCTCTCCAGAACAAATCCAAGCTCTTAAAGGAGCAGCTACAAGTCTTGGGTATATTTGACAAGAGGAGACGCCTAAAGCGACTACAACTCAGACAGATACTCCTCTACAACAGAATACTAACGTAGCAAAGCAAACACCCGCTCCTAAGAATATCTACGAAAACCTAACTTCTACTGGTACTGCCACTCCTCAGGGTACTGAGAAAGATAAGCTCCAGCAGTGAGGTAGACAAGCTTTATATCAGTTTATGCTATAATGATAGAAATGCAGGTTGGTACCGCTCAGGAAGATAGCTCTATGGAATCAGTTATGTGTATAAGCAGATCAGTAAGCAATGCTATCACTGACGCTTATATGGCTATCTCTAGGTTAAATTCTAACAATAAGACCGAGCAGTTAACTCATTTAAAGGATAAGATTATTCCTCTTCTTCTCAATGTAGCTGATGAAATCTCTAGTCTCAATAGGTCTATGTTCGATATTCCTAAGGAAGAAACTACTGAAAAGAAAGTTTGCCCTGAGTGTTGATTTGAGCTTGAAGAGTGAGCTACTCAATGTCCAGAGTGTGAAACTGTTTTAGATACTAACAACTAGTATGCAATGCTTAAAAAATTTATTAACGCTGAAACGTGATCTACCGTTGTGTTTTGACGTGACTTTGACCTCTCAAAAGAAGCGTGGGAAAAGAGTCTTTGAACTACGATTGAAGGATCAGTTTCTTTGATAGAAGCAGACGACCCTAAAAAGAAGAAGGCCGAGAAAAAAGAGGCTAAAAAAGAAGAAGCTTTAGATTCTAAGAAAGAAGAGTAATGGCTTGTACCCCTTGTCAGCAAAGAGCTGAGGCTAGAAGGCAGGCGATGATAGCTGCTGCTATTGAACAGAACCCAGAACTAGCTAAATCTATTGGCGTTGTTCATAATTCATATTCAGATCCTGTAACCACTCTACCTAGACACGAGGGACCTACGGAAGGTATCCTTCCAAGAATAGATGAAATGCCTAGTAATTCCGTATGGAATGATGGCTATCTCGCTTTTATGCAGAGTAGATGAAACAATGCAGTGCAATGAAACTAAGATAAAAAAGCTCTTAGCTTGGGAAATGTATAATAACCCAGCTACTAATCCAGAAGGATTACCACTCCAGTACTTTGAGGATAGAGTTAGAAATCAACCTATGACTCCAGCTCTTAAAGCTGAATATAATAAGAAAGTAGTTGCTTTCCCTAAGTACGGAGTAGAAAACGATTATTCAAAAATGGACTCTTTATCAGCTAGAATCGACTAATGGCTATACATAACTTTTATGATAAGTATACCATCAATGACGCTAACTTCGGTTGTCAGAGAGTTATCGTAGCAGACTGTCCAGAGTGAAATAACTCTGGCTCTCATCGCTACGCTTCTCTCTGTGAGTTGCTCGAGAATTGTCCTTGAGTAAAACAGCTCACAAGACCGTGTATCGTCGACGCTCTTAATAACATTACAAACCTTAACTGATTTACGACTACCGATCCAAACAAGAGATTCCTTCGTGTAACTTCGAACGGTTGTCTTGAGATCGCTAGTCCTTGTGTTTGTAATGACTGAGACCGTCTCGTAGCAGCGTCAAGAGGCGATCAAAATCCGGGGACTTTGGATTCCAAAGTCAAATGATCTTGTTCCCACGATTGATTATACTGTATCGATATCGAAGAGGCTTGACCTCAAACGTTGGTATGGAGACCAAGCGGACCAAATGGTCCATTCATTAACCCTAAAATGCCTACAGATAAAAACTGTGCGGCCTCTTGCTTCGACGTTAAACTTTGTAACGTCTGAGGGAAGCGAGAGGTAGATTACCAATGTCCAGAAGAAAGCAATAAGACTCAATATCTTCTTGCTGTATGGACTGGAGGTAAAACAGCTATCTCTTGTAAGGGTAGAACTGTAAGATATTATGCGAAGCATAGGAACGCAAGAGGTCCTATCGACGCAGGAACTGTAGATACTTCTGACTCATACTTCGATGGAGATTGGGTAATCAGAGGGACAGAGGCTTTCGGTAAGCCTAAGTCTTATGGTGTATTTACTATTAACGAACCGTGAGTATATAACATAACCTACTCTTGTTACGTAACAGGTAAACAAACCTGTAACGCTATCAGAGCAGGACTTTGGCACGACGCCAACTGAGCGCCTATGGAACTAGCAGACTTCAAATATGACTGCGGTGAGGTATGGTTGTCTGGTATGGATAAGTTTGATAACCCTCCATTCAATAGACTATGGCCTGACCAATGGAATAAAGAGAAGATGACTAACAACTATACTGCTGCTGGTTGGACACTCGAGCAAACAGGATTCTCATTCTCAAGATCATACAATCTTAATGTTAGGAGATCAGGAGTAGAAATCTACTTGACTGTAAAACCTGATATGAGGACGAATGACCCTAGAGTTATTCCTGCGAATGACTATCCTGAGAGGTATATGATGACACTCGAAGGTGCTGATGGTAATGCTTATGGTGCAGCTACTTCTATTCAGGTAGTAAAGGTCTCTGAATCTGTACCTGAGAGTAGACTTTTAGATATTAGTGTTTAAGAGAATGGACGAACAAAAAGCCCAGATTAGAGAGGTACTCGAGTTTATGAAATCCGAGGACTTCAAAAATCTTCCAGAAGATAAGCAACAAGAGATAACCGAAAAGGCTAAGCTCTTAGTTGAGAACTTCAAAAAGAATAATCCTGACGACACGCAAGCCGTTCAGGCGCAGGGTGTTGTTGAGAAGCCGCAAGCTCCTAAATGGATTATGAATTACCTTTAATGGTATCAACTTCCTCTATCCTAGGTAAACAAGAGGAATCTGATATATATTTATATTAATAATTAAAAAGAACTATGGCTTTCCCAATTACCGCTAAAGTTAAGTTCAGAACTCTTAAGACTAAGGGTGCTGACAACGGAGTTGAAACACAAGTCCTCAAAGAACTAACAACTGGTTTTGATAAAGATAATCACAAGGTAGAAGCTCTTGTTGATCTTCCTGCTACTATTGCCGACCTTAAGGCTGGTAATTCAGGAGCAGTTATCAACGGAGTACCAGTAAAAAGAAAGGACGGTTACGCTCCATATTTCGGTGTGGTTAAAAGAAACTATCCAGTTTGGAAACACGGAGTACACTCACCTGAGTGGGAACTTGTTAAGAACTACGGAGAGTATTTCTTGGAATCAAAACCTGAATAATGTTTCGCCTCTAACATAAAAAGAGGCAAATTAAAAAATCCACGTATTAGGAACACGTGGTAAATAGGACTTCAAGAAAAAAGGACTGCAGGCGTAAACCTACAGTCTTTTTTGGTATGTCTCTTTACACAGAGAACTTGAAGAATGGTAGATTGAAATCTCTAGCTACGAAGTTAAACATAGCTGGAAGTGTTTCATCTAGTTTGTAATTTAATACAGGAACCTCAATCTCAGAATTCATAAACAACTCATTCAACTCTTCCTCAGCTGCCTTAGCAGTTGTATTCTGAATTCTCTCCAAAACCTTTTTTCTGATATCCTCAGCAGACATTGTCTCTTTCTTGAGCTTAGCCATATCTGTTTCCTTAGCAACTTGTTCCTCAAGTTCCTTATTGAGCTTGTCACCAAGTTCCTTTTTCTTTTCTTCGAAGTTAAGATCCTTTAGTACTCTCTGAGTTTCCTCATCAACAACCTTAAGGAACGCTTCGAAAGCTAGAGCAGTCTCCCATTTCATAGGAGTCTTGATAGCTTGTACGAGAATCTTCTGAAGATCTCCTACTTGTTTAACTGTAGCCTTTACTAATTCAGGCTTCTTCTTTGCTGCCATTTACTATAATGTTAGAGTGTAAAATTACACCGGCACTACGTCGAGTAGTATTCCCGGATTAAGTTGCTTTGCCCTTTCAGCATAGGCGAAAGCTTCGTTTTTATTCTTGAAAGTCTTACCAAGCCCCATATAGGTCTTGATTTCTGTAGGCATACCATCAGGACCGTAGTCACGAATAATACCGCTGACCTCCATAACCTTGTAAGGCGTATCCATAGTAGACAGTTGTCTTTCTGTTTCTGCTATCGTCTCAGGCTGAAGCTCTATCTTCTGCTCTGATGGAGCAGATTTCATAGTATCAACCTGCGACTGGATATCGTTAATTTTACCAACAAGTCAACCTACAAGATTTATAAGCTGGTCGATTTTCTCGGCATTACTTTTCTGTTTCTTATTGTGTGCCATAACCTTATTTCAGTTTAAGAATTAAATTGACGAGATATCTTCTGTTATTAGCATTCCTCACATCCTTCTCTCAACCTCTTGCTTTGTAGATTTCCTTAAGTTCCTTGATTGCTTTTCACATTAGAACTGCGTCTTCATCCTCTTCTTCCTCTTCAGTTTCCTCTTCCTCAGATTCCTCTTCCTCTTCCTTCTCAGGATCTTCTTCGTGCCATTCAAAGTTAGATGGCTCGTTTAGGAATTTGAAATCCGTTACAGGTTCCTCGCCTTCTTCTGTTTGGAGCGTATCTTTGTTCATCTCCTTAACTACTTCCATATACCCTGCAGTAACTTGAGGACTGTATTGAGTTCCTCTTCTCTTGTAGAAGTCTTCATTCTGATCAAGGACTGTAGATACTGGAACATAAAGAGCGCTAGATGGAGAGTTTGGTACTCACTCTCTACGAGTGCGTTCTACGTATCTCCTCTGTAGTTCTTCTGCTCTAGCGATATCTTCAGCGCTCAAAGAGTCATTTCTTAGTGTAATCATCCCACCATTTTTTGATATAAAATTCTAGTGCGTCAGTTCAATCAGACATTTTCATTCAGTTAATCATAAGCCAAGATACCATAGGAGGATATCAAGAGATAAGATTATCAAAAGTCTTATCAACATATCCTTTAGGATACTGCCAGCATTTTAGTCTTTTCGACCACGTTGCTCCAGTAATCCTACGCCCTACTCAAGTACGACTGTAGATTGGGTAGTATTCGATATCATTAAATCAGAGTACCTCAGTCATCTTCTTCATAAGAGGATTACTGTCAAAGTTATTATTAAGGTATCTTCTTAACGGCTCTTCGATAGGGAAGCCACGTCTTGGCTTCCTTCTCGTAACTGCTATAATATCTGATCTTGCGAGTACAGAAAACGTTTCTCGCACTTCTTGTAGTTCTTTTACGATCTGATTTTCTATAGTAAGATCGCTGTTCTTTTTGATAAACATTGTTTTAAATTAGTGAATAAACAAAATCAATGCATTTATCTGTTTGAGAGTTGATATCCTCTCATAAGTTAGTCCATATCTTAGCTAATTGAGTTACTGTAAATTGCTTGTGTAAACTTTTACAGTAAATGTATTCAATAAAATTTCCGAAGTTTACTTCATAAATGTAGTAGTCTCATCTGAATTCATCTCCTACATTTCTCTTCTTCGCCATCTTGTCGTGGATGGCTTTTAGTTTATCCTCTCTACTCATTGCCGTGCATTCGTAAAGAATTAAACTCCAGAACTACCGTAACCTCCTTCACCTCTTTCTGTATCAGAAAGTTCTGTTGCCTCAACAAGCTCAACCTCTTCTACCTTATGGATAGCGAGCTGCGCAATCCTATCTCCTACGAAGTATTCTTTTCTTTCGTTAGAGAGATTTCTCAAAATAACTCAGATATCACCTCTATAATTAGAGTCGATAACTCCGCCATCAGTAGCTGCACCTTGACTTGCCATACCACTCCTTGTGTAAATCTTTCCGAAATATCCTGTAGGAATTTCCATAGCGATATTTGTCTTGATAATCTTAGTTTCTCCCGGTACAAGGTAAGCGTCCTCTGCTGCGTACAAATCGAAGCAAGCGTCTCCTTCTCTACCTTTCTTAGGCATAACAGCGTTTTCTGATAGTTTCTTGAATTTAATTAGCATTGTTAGTTTTCCTCTTATAAATATAAAATTTCCCTTTACCGAAACAAGCTTCCTTGTTTCTTAATAGTTCTTCATCAACCTCATACATTTCTCAAAAAGACTCATATATCTTGTCTTCATTTAATAACTCAGCAAAGTCATAAAAGCTTTTACATTCGTAAAAGAATTTCTCCTGAGCCTCTTTCAATGGTATAGCTAAGAATCACTTCTCTTCCATAAATGATCGTATATCCTTTGTTCAGTGGAATATTTCCATCATACATTCACTATCCCAGTTGTTTGCGTACGATTTATTAGTATTTGTGAATATACTAATATGTGCGTCATTACCCCAGAAATATACGGTTTCTGAATATATTCATTTTTTTGCATAATATTGATGAAATAACGCGGCAAACAAAGTTTCTTTCTTACCCATTCGTATATTTCATTTCTCAATAATATCCGTATCTGACGGAAGTATGATAGTAATTGGCTCTTCTAATGGCTTAGGATATGAATATCCTTCTCTATAGATACCATTTATTACAAGGTACATTTTGAGTATATTATTTTCTGCAGTTCTTTGTGTGTCCATAATTATTATCTTTTAGATAAATAAATGATCAGGTTTCTGCACAGTGAATCTTTCCCACTGTTCTTTTCTGAGGTGTTGAATGTACTCACCTCTTACGTATACCTTAACAAGTCCTCTGGCTTTGTCCTCTTCGAACTCAACTTCAGATTGATCGTAGATAAGAACAGGGAATAAATCTGTAGATATCGTTTTCTGTAATTCAGCAACCATATCAGTCCTCAATGGATTAGTTAGTTTCTCCTTCGTGTTTATCGTGTTCATTCAAGTATTTCTCTGTATCTAAAACTCCCGGATATTTTTTTAGGTCTTCTAGGATAGTCTCTAGCTCTTCAATAGCTGAAGCTTCTCCATCAAAGAAGTCTAATTGTACTGGCCTAAGTGTCCAGTTAGTAATGTTCTCCATAATCTCTTCAGGAGTCATCTTACCTTCAGGTCTTATATCCTTAAAAGTAACCTCACCGATATAGTAGATCTCTGTAGGGATATCTTCTATATGCTCAGGATTATTTTTTACCAATTCATCATAGTTTGGATTTGGCGTCCTGATTACCTTGTAAATCCAAGGATGGTTTCCAAAACTTAATTCTTCAGTCATCTCGTAATAGTATAAGATTTAAAATGTGATAGGTCAATTGTTGTTTTACAATCCGAGTTTTTGGATTGCTGAGTTATAATTACCTACTCGATAGGTACAGGCTGAGGCACAATATCTAGCCTTTAACCAGCTAGATCAGTTTGTAAACCTCCACCATTTCTTATCTTCATATCGTTTAACCCAAAACGATATAGACTCTTCTACTGACGTAAACTTCTTTTTGACTCATTTCTCCATAAATCAGAATCAATTATTAGAAGGATACATAGCCTTTTTGAACACAGAACTTTCTGCACTGGCTACTCAGATAACATTCTTAATACAAAGAATTTCATCTTCCGTATACTCAATGCAGCTGCTGACAATCGCTTCGGAAATACTTTCGTTCCCTACGAGTTTATCAACAGTAATGATTAAATTTGCTTTGTAATCCAGCGTTTCCTGAATCTGCTCTTGAGTATTTTCTAATGTTATTTCCTCTTTTAGCTCTTCATTTACCGCTGGATCTCCTTCTTCATCTGCGTGAATCCATTGCATTATCAATAGAAGTCAAGCAAGAAGTAGAAGAATATTCTTAAATCGTCTCATCCAGTTTTATAAAGATAAACCTTCTCAAGGGAGGTATCTCACTCCACGAGAGGCGACCTATCACATAGGTAAGAGTATATACAAAATATCTAATTTTGCAAGTCTTTTTACTCCGCCCTATCAAGGAGTTCTAGGAAGTTATCTCTAGCAAGAACGGCTAGTGTAAACCAATCCGCTCCTTCATCTGAGTATCATTCAAGACACCCAACTACAGACTCCCTAAGTTCCTCAGCACTTCTGTGCCATCAAGTCAGAGGCACTTCTGAGATTGAAACGAGTTTCGTATTCTCATAGTGCGCCTCCGCTAGTCACCAGAGCGTCTTCTCAACAGGACCCTGAAGTTTCTTAGTGACTGTAATGTACTTCTTTCTGTGCATACTAATTAGGATTTAAAAGTTATCTCGATCAACATATTGGATACCTCTGATATTGCTTCTGATATTTGTAGGAAGCATACCAAGTGTAGACTCAATAATTTCAGCCATTAAATACTGTTCATCTTTTCATCGCTTACCAGACACTCTGGTATTCTCAAGATAAAAAGTAATGGCAGTGTCATCGATCTCTATCAGTTCTTCTCAGAGTTCTTTATTTAACTCGTCAATCGCCGAGTATAAAGCTCCTCTGTTCATCTGATACACGTCACTATCTAGGTAGATGATAGTCATAATAATATAAGGTTTACCTTTGATATATCTTGAGTTAGTAATTGTTGCTGACATTTTCCTATTAATGATAGCAGCAGATACTAACTTAGAGAATGCTCATACAGGATCTTTTACTTTCTTAGTACCAAGACCAGTCTTTCAAAGATGAGTCTTTACATACCCAAGTAAGGTATTAAAACTGTATCCAAAATCAAAGATATCATTTACAACGAACATATACGACCAGACGTCACAAGCTCTTGATGGCAAGCCACTATCTAAGAGCTGACTCTTATAGTACATTAGCTTGTCATTGATACTGTATCATAACGTGTTGTAGGTCTCATAGATTTCTCTATAAGCGGTATATTTTAATAGCTCATTAATTTCTTCTCAACCGTGTTCTAACCAGTAGTCTGAAGACATAATGAAACCACAAAATCTGTTATTCAATGATTCATCCTTAAACGTTCTTTCTCCGTTTACCCAAAGCGGAGAACGGAAATTTCGCCATACTGTTCAATCCAAAGTTCCTCTAGCAGCTTTGTCACGGTTAACGATATTACGAAGCAATTCTTCTGTATAAGGAGATACTTTAGCAGTAAGCTCTTCTAGGAAAAGGATTGCATTATCACTCGCTAATTGCTTCAAAGGCTGAGGTGATACTGATGGAAGTGCCATCTCTCTAACAGAAGCTTCATATCAAAGCATTTTCTTTAATAGTGCAGCTACTGTAGATTTACCACAACCAGTAGTACCTGATACCAAAACCGCAGGATTTACTTCAAGACTATTCCATAAGTTCATACCAGCCAATGCTAATGCACAGAGGAATAGCGGTACAGCAAATTCTTCTTTATAACATTTCTTAAATCTACTAAAGTATTCATAAACACTAATTTGTCCATCGTGACTACAAATACTAAATTCGTTTTCTCACAATAACACTCTCGATAACTCAGAGTCTCATATAAGCATTCTGTCTCAGAATACCATATCTCAGTCGTAATATCCCGTCCTCTCGTAAATATTAAGCACTGGGATATTGTCGTCTGACACGATACCATTATAAAAGAGACCAAGGTCATTATCATCTCAGAAGAAGAACACGTCAGTATACTGCTTATTGTGTGCAGACTTTGAGGGTTGCTGGTAAAGAATTCTCTCCACCCCATCAACTTCAACCACTAAAGCCAAAGTTGGTGTCATACTTTCTCAAAGGCTAGACTTTGTTGTGTATCACTTTCCGATAATCTTCATACGATTACGAAAGATAATTTTTGTCTTATTCATAAATTCTCCCTTGGGGCTTACAACTTGTTGTGTCAATTGTACCATAGGTCCTTGAAAGAGAATTTCAAATCCATTACCATTAAGTTTGTAGGATACTCATTCTGCGTCAATATCTCAAGAGGTAAGAGACTGATCTTCTATCTCGTAATTATCTATAAGGTATCTCATTGTAGCTGACTCTTCTTGTCAGCTAGCGTGCCAAGCTACTTGATATGGTGTACCAACAGGCATTTCTTTTAGGTTGGAACCTATCATACCTGTAACAGTTTTTGACTCATTGTCGATATAGTATTCATCTCTGTCTCCTAAGGATTGCTTGAAAAGTTCTAAAGGTATGTTCATCACACTGTTAAATGCTACCTGTCCATATCTTTTTTTGATAGTCCTTTCTCGCTCCTCTCATTTCTCTACTTCTTTAATGTAATCCTCAACTGCAGAGATATCCGTACAGCCGATTTCATCTTTCGTAAAAGAAACGAAATTAACTTCGTGTTTATCTTCAAGTGTCCAGTAAACAGATCACGGCATTCTATAGAGCGCTCCTTTTCTTTTAGTAAGTTTCGGGTCGATATTCGCTCATAGCTCTCTTGCTAGTCTATTAAGAATAGAAAAGTAAGAGTCTTTGAATAACATAGAAGCCTGTTTCCTTTCTCACTTCTTGATGACAAAATACACGTGGTATCCGTTAGGTGTTCTGATGATATACTTATATTTCCATATAAGTCTTTTAGCGAGCTTGTTTCTAATCTCTTTTAGAAACTCATCCATATTCTTACTTTCACTAGAACTCAGATTAAAGTCTAGCACAAAGGCACACATTCGTGATGGATCTCAAACATTCGCTTCTGAGAGATTTAATGGATCTCATTCTTTGTTAGTATCTCAATACTTAAAGTTAGGTACGAGATACAGATTCGATGGTGTCTCAGCATTGATAACCAATGCTGCTTGTAGAGAACGATTTACTTTAATATCTTTAATGTCGGACTTGATTGTTTTATGTGGGTACAGAGCGTACCAATAATTATCGAAGTCGGACAGAAAAGCTCTTACATTTTCGTCCATTAGGTCTTTGGGTTATCGAATTAAAACAATCTACTTCAAGTCGAGCTTTCTTACTTTGATTACAAATGGCAATACTCCTTTCTCCTGAACAGCTTCAACGGCAGTCCAGAAAGTATCCCAGTAATCAAGAGCCATTTTCATAGCTTCAGCTTCAATCATTAGCGATTGTTTTTTATCGATTTCCACATTCTGATAATCCTTTTCAATGATCTTCTTTTTAAAGTGTTCCTTTAATTCATCCCATACACAAGGAATACCTTTACTACTCTTACAGTAGATAGAGATAAAGTGATCCATAGTCTGTAGCGGAGCATACAAAACTGGTAGTCACCTAGATTTCTTTGCGTACATTCATTTAGTTATTGGTAGTAGTTCTTTGTTTGTCATTGTACAGATAAGGTTAAGCAGATAAAGTCTTCTTTTTTCTACCTCTTTTCTTAGGTTCTTCTTTAGTATATTTTTTTTCACATTTCTCTTCAGCTACAATCTTCTTATCGGCTTCCTGCATTTTTTTCTTCTGCTCTTCAGGTGGAAGCTTAGCAGTATCGATAGCTCTATTTACAAAGTCAAGCTCTCTTTCTAGGTATTCTTTTTCGTCTACCAAGTTCTTCATATAAGTACCCGCAACGAGTTGTCCAAGATGGAGTGCGTCTTCCTTAGAGTAGAATGATCTATCAGTATAATACTCTCCTCTCTCTCCTTCAGCAGAGATAGTAACATTGTCGTCTTCAAGAGTAATGAAAACCTTTTTCATTGTACACTCCTCAACAACTCCGTTAGGTCTTACGAAGTAGTATTTTCTACCAATAAATTCTTTCAATCCTTCCACTTTCTTGGCTTCTTCGATAAGTTTTCTTGCTTCCTTGATGAGTTCTAGTTGGCTTCTCCTATTCTTATTGTAGTCTACGAAGCCACCAATAACTTGTCTCAGTGATTCAAACATTGTGTAATACATAGTAAATAAAAGGGTTATGCTAAATCGAGCTTATCATCACATTCTCAACTCCAGAATACCAGAGCTTTTGCTATAGTACGGAAGTGTCTTTTCCATTCAGCACTAATTTTTTTTGGATCGACTACTTCTTCTCCAGCTGAGTTCACCAAAATAGGTTCCTTCTTTTTCTTTTTTACAATTGGATCGTCTTCGTATCCTACGAATTTCCAACCTTTAGTAGTCTTTTTAGATTCTGTTATCCTTAATCGTTTCTTTTCTCCTAGTATCTTTACTAGGCTCATCTCTCCTACTTTCATTTTATTTTGCTTTCTTAAAGAGTAAAGGTCCCGAATTTGGGTAGATGGTATTCACAACCTCCTGCAAGCTAGCTGCTGGATTTATGAAAGGCTGCCAACCGTAGAGCATTTCTTCGTAGAGGTCATCTGCTACTAGATTTTTGACCGTAAACTCAGAACCTCAATCTGCTGTTGGAACTTCTTTTATCAGATATTCTCATACCTGATAGTAGGTTATAACGTCCATTCTGGTCTGTTGGTTAAGAATTAAAATTACGACTTAGTTGTAGTATTCTATCACGAAATTTCAAGCAAAAAAAGTCCTTGAATTCTTCAGAATTTAAGAAAAAACTCCCAAGTTCCTCGAGACGAACTGAGTTCTCTTCTCCGACTACGTCGTAAACATAGGTTAAATTCGCATTGGCATAGTATGCTAATACGAAAGAAACTCCTTGACTTTCTCAATTTTTAAACAAAAATAAGTTGGCAACCTGATGAGGATATAACATTTTATATACACTTTCAGGAGTTGGTACCTTCGCTGTCTTAACGATCTTCAGCTCAAGCGCCCCTCAGATTCAACTGTAATTTACAGAGACGTCGAACGGCTTTCTTACATTCCCAATATCCGGAATATTCCTGACGTAGAATTTTAAGTCCTTCAATCTCTTGATAACTGCGGACTGAAACTCAGCCTCAGAAACGTAAACTTTAGAACAACTCATTGATGATTTCTTTAGCAGTTAAATCTTTTTGCATTAGCGGACAAATATCTGCTACTGGACACATACCGCAACCTCTACACTGCTTCGCAGGGTAATCTTTATTATCAAGATTTTGGGATTTGATATCCATAAATTCTCCAACATTATGTTTTACATTCGTATCAACCACAGCTTCATCCAGTACTTTAGAGAATGGATGAACCTCTCAAGACCTCTTATCCATAACAAGGAATGTAAACTTTATCTTTGGCTTCTTCGTTCGTCACTTCGTTAGCGACAGTATCTCCGGGTGTCGCTGTTTAAAAATAAACCGGGGATAAAAATACCACTGAGCGTTCTCTCTCCAGATATCTGGTCCATCATACCAAGAACTGGATCAACATTTCATATCAATAATCTCAGCAACGATACCGTCTTCAACATTTGGCTCGTTATAAATAACGATAATATCTGGAGTACCAGAAATCCATACGTCACCTAGAGGGTATTCGATTTTCTGTTCCTGCCAGATTTGGAACTTTTCATTTACAAATTGTTTTATGTAAGCGTAGATACCAGTCATACCTGACTTGATAATTTCTTCGCTTATCTGTTTCTTCTTTTGAAGAAGTGGATTGATAGTATCAGTGTAATACCTTACCCAAGGTTTTAGAGAATTCTTCGTCCCAGAAACTGCGGCTGCTGCAGCAGCATTCGCTAAAGATCCGTGGATAGTATTCAACGGATCTGCTTCATATACTGAATTCTTCCAGCGGAAAGGACATTGCTGGAACGAGGAGAACGTAGACGGTGATAGGACTGTTGCCATACGTGAAAATAGGAAGTAAAATTACTTCCTATATTAATTAAAATATATTTTTATTCAAGACTTTTTACATTCATCAGCTCTTTTACTTCCCATCACTGCTCTTTATAGAATCTCATTCTATCGGCGGCACCAAAGGTTTTATAGGTATTCGGTTCTATCTTAGAGTATTCTTGGAAGTCTACCCAATACGCTTTCGTCTTTCATTTTGCGAAACGCTTTGCTCTACCAGTCATCTGAATGATAGGTCAAGGATTTGTTGTAGAATAGAAAAGAATACCTACCTCAACTCACGGTGCGTCGAAACCTTCCCCAGAGGCTCAGACAATACCAAGAGCAAGGTATTGTTCTCTACTCGACATTTCATCAAGAACAGCTTTCTTATCACTATCTCAGTGTACAAGAATTGGATCTCTGAAATACGAAGCTATCTTCTCTAAGGTATTCCTACGGTCAGTAAAGACCATAAACTTCCTCAGTCAGAGTTCATAAAGTCTTGTTAGAACTTTTTTAAGTTCTATAATCCTATCATCATTATTATGAAGCAGCATTCTCTGTACCTCTACCGACTCAGGATTGAGATTCTCTGAAGCTTTAATCCAGTCTTCTGCGGTGTAGGTATGTTTGTATTTATACGTTAATACTACAAGCGGCAGCGACTCCAGTCCAGTTTCATAAGACTCATCGAAGTAATACTTCTCAATATCTTCTCTTGTAATCTCTCTTCTGAATGGAGTACCAGTCAGACCGATAATCCGTTTCCCTCTCCAAGTATTACAAAGCATAATCATACCTTTAGAAAGATGGTGCTGCTCATCGTTAATCATAATATCATACACACCATTTATATACTCCCATAGGTTTACTGCTGATTGCCTATGAAGTATTAGAACGTCAGGAAGCTTCTCTCACTTCTTAAGAAGCTTCCTAACTCACTCCCCGTTTGTAAATTTAGTTTCAGCATACGGGGAGATTTTATCATACATACCTTGTCCAATAGCTTCCGATGGTACGATGATAAGTGTTTTTCTTCTCATTGTTGCAATAATACCGAGAGCTAGCAGTGACTTCCCAGTTCAAACCTCTGAAAGTATGAGGTTAGTTTTTGTGCTGCTCTTCATATTATCGGTAATATCTTTGATCGTCTTTGCCTGTCACTCAGAAAGCGTAGCAAAGATCGGATTATCAGATCATTGAAAGAAATGGTTTACGTCTTCCACGTGAATCTCATCGTGAAGCTTGACCCTCTCTTTCATATTGTACTTTGGTGGGAGTCGATAAATCTTGGTATGTTTGTCGTAAAAATAAAAATTAAACATTTTTACATAAGCGATTGAGGATTGCTGCGTACGCATAAAATCCTTCGCGGATTTATCCTCTACCCTATGAAGGTATGCCTCTTTTCTATCCATTGTATACGCTCTCCCAAAACTATCATACTGCATTTTCTATAAATATCTTTTTAAAAATTCTACAGTTTCTTTTTTATTGCCGAAGTATTCGTAAGCAATCTTCCAAGCATTCCCCTCAGGACGGTCTTTGTATGAAAAGTCTTTCATAACATTGTTGGCTTTCCAATAACGGTATCCTGAAAGCTCCTTCCCGTTTTCATACATTCTTCCATTCCTATACGTAAACTTAGGATATAACGCCTCTACTACGTCGAGAGCTGAGATACCATTGAAGTCTAACGAAGGAGCAGATGGTAACCTCTTTTTCTTAACCGGTGTAAATGCACCTAGTTTCTTTTCCAAGTTGTTCTCGTCCTTTATCTCATTCATAACATAGGCTAGTGTTTTACCAGCTACGTATGCGTCTGAAAGATCCTTGTACTCTCACAATACTCATCTAACGTCCCAACAAATATCTCTTCTCTCCACCCTGAGGATTGCGTTATCTGCGGGAATATCTTGGTCTACGAGAATTGCAAGCTTTCTTGCACCTAGAATATAAAGATTATTTACCAATAAATTCAGACCAGCTACTCATTGTAATCCTATCGCGTTGTATCACAGTGACCAAGCAGTGAGCCAATCCTTTTCTCATTCTGTAATGAGTATCGGCTTCTTGATATCAAATTTATTGTCAAAGAAATATCCTACCTTTGACAAATATCAGGTCTTTGACTTGAGGTCGTGATACGTAGGGTTACAAAATCTATCTTGCTTCCCTACGATAATACGATTTACCAAGTCTCTCATTGTAAAAATAATCTTATTATTCTCTGGCTTCTTCTTGAAATCTACAAGGTAGACCGTCTCCTTCGGGAAACGGTCAATCTTGATAGACTTCAGGTAATCGTGTGTTGTTAGCATACCTACCTGAAATAAAAAATAAAGGCTCCGTATTGTTTTCCCACCTCTCTTTGTGGGAAATACTACAAGCTCTCTGGCTCAACAGAAGTTGCAACTTCAATAGCAACCTCTTCTTTTGCCGCTTCCTTGGCCTCTTTAATGGCTTCAACAGCTACTACATTCTCTAATGTTTCTGACATTTAAGTATGATTTAAGAAATAAAACATTAATCTTTATCCTCGTTTCGGAATACAATATCCTCTCACTTTTTACCAAGTTCATAGACTTCTCTTAAGAGATTAAGAATCTCATAACAATCCATAAAGTTTCTTCCTAAGGTATTATCTTCTGTTGCTTCAGATTCATATACTTCAAACTTTTTATCTGAGTTGAAGTAAATCTCTATGCTTGAAGTCATATCATCTTCATCAAAGCTGTTTACTTGTTTAATAAGCATAACTACTTATTTATGATATAAAAGTACCATCCTCATTTTGGATAGCTCTCACGAGTTTCATCATCTTCTCACTTGGGACCATACCAAGATCTGCCATCGTGAAGCAGTGTTCTTGGAGCATAGTCCTAAGATAGTGACTCGTACGAACCTCGTCTTCTGTGATATCTTCCCAGTTCTCTGCCATCGTATTGATAACCAGAGTAGCTGCTAGATCAGCTTTCGTCTGTTCGTTGTCGATTTTTAGTTGCTTTGAGGATTCGATCCTCTCTAAATCTTCAATGTACTTCATAGTATGTGTTAATAATTAAAGCAAATTAGTATAATCCAACGGAACTTCTCCTTCTCCATACTCTGGTGAAGTAGTCCTTCTTGCAATACGGAATTCTTTTTGTACACTAGAGTCAGCACTTAGCTTATAATATCTATTATTCGCTAGCTTCTCTCTATTGATTGTTGTGAAGTTCTCTGGATTCTCTTCGTATTTAATCATATGATCCACGATAATATCAAACGTATCTCTATAATCCTGTACCTCAACAAGATCTAATTTAATAGCCTGATAGAAGTATGGATCTGAAGTACCGATAGCGTCGATAATAATATCCGTTACTTTGTATCCTTCATAGATATTCTCACAAAGGAACTTATACATATACATTTGAAGGTAATAATTGTAAGGATCTCTACGAGTTAGCTCTGTTAGGAAGCTTGTATCTTCCTCAAAGTTATTAAAGTACATTTGAGAAGTGGTCTTCAGATCTCTGATAACTATAGTTTTATTATCGTGATCTACAAGTAGCCTATCAACTGTACCTTTCAACTTAATTCCCTTGTAGTCCATAATAAGTTCTACTTGGTGTTCGTAGTCATACTTACAATTCTCAGGCTTCCATTTCCACAATGGCTGACGGTTAATCTCATTTTCGATTCCTCTTACCATCGCTGCCTTAGCTTCTGTAAGTACTTCCTTATCTCCGCAATACATTTCCTTCAGCTGGTCCACTGTTTCTTTACCAGTAAGCTCAACTCACATTTCTGTAAGTGCAGCGATATAATCAGCTTTTAACATTTTTTTGTCATTCATAATATAATGACTGTTAAAAACTTCTGGAGTAAGCAGGTACTCATCGATGATTTTCCCGTTTTCAATCCCATCTATCTTCTTAATATTGTTGGTATCTACTTCATCGATATATACAAGCTTATAGAGTTCTGGACATTCTAAGAACAGTTTCATCTTAGAAGCTGTAAGATATCCTCTGTTCCTCTCAACGTATGAATCTACCATTATATTTCTGCTTCGCAAATAAAAATCCATAATTCAGGTTGGATACGTGATACCATTTCCTTTATCAATTCTTCGTTTTCACTTTTGACGAGCCACTTCCCTCTAACTTCGTCAAAGAGATCATACTCAGAAGCGAAGTAATACGCATATCCTCATAGTTCTTCTTTGTTGGCAATGTCTCATCGCCTAGCGTAGAAGGTTCTCTTTCAGTTATTTAGCTCAAGACTATCCCAAAATCCCTGACCTGATCTTATTTCCGCAAACTCCGCATTGGGGTTATCGTGAATAATCTCACTGAGGATCTCTTCGTCGGTATATTCTATACCAACGCTAGAATAATATTCTCTCAATTTTTTAAGTACAACGTCCTTATTTTTGTCTTGAATTTCTGGTACAAGCGGAGAATAATATACCACATAATCATTTCTAAAATTATCATTTGGAATTTTGTACTTGAGCATTCCTTTCATCTGATTCGAATTGTCCGCTACGCATACTATCTTTAGGCGCATTCTCAGAATCTTTAGTATCTAAAACCTCATCTCATAGAGGAGCCATCTCATCTACGATTATAGCATTTATTGCTCTACCACCCTCCGGTGGTAGAACATAGAATTTGAAATGACTTTTCTTAAGACCAACCATTGAGTTTGTCTAGCAACCAGTCCTTCTCCTCTTTCGTCAATTTAGTTGACGAATCGATTCTGTCAGACAGTGCTAGTTTTTTCTCTGAGCTTGCGTCTTGTAGAAGGTCATTCTTAATACCCTCCCAAATAGTATTAGCATTTTCGCTAGGAGCTTCTTTTGAAATCTCCGCAACAACCTTTTCTTCACCGAAATCGGTATTGTTATTGATAATCTTAATCCACTCAGACAAATCTAGTGGTAGATTCTCTACAGCTTTAAGAGCTTTCGATCTACATTTAGCCTTAGTCTTTGCTGATTCTTTAACAGTAATATACCTCTCACCATTCTGATCGATATCAATATACGCAACGATATCGAAATCTCTAAGCACTTCTTCCTTAGCTCTACCAGAAAGCGCTAGGTCTTGTACAACAATCTTTTCTTTTTCATCTTCCACGTCTTTCGTATGACAAAGGAAAACTACGTTACAAGGTAGATTGATAAACTGTCTGAATACTCCCATCAACTGGTCTCCGAGTGTTCCCCAATCTTTCATAATCATACTCTTTGTACCATTCTGAGTAAGATTGTTTCTGATAGTTTCAGCCAATGAAGATAGAGTATCAATAACTACTGTCTCAATCTTTAACGTTCTCTGCTCGATAGGAGTAGCAAAGTATCTCTTAAGATACGTCAATGCTTCTCTTACGTCTTCGATTGTTTTTGTTTCAATCATCAACGGCTCTTTGTCAGCAATTGAAAGCAAACCATTCTCAGCACAGATGAAGATAGGATTTGGTAGCGTAGACGCTGCCGTTGTTTTACCTCTAGCCGGTCCACCCGCCAAGAGGATTTTTAGTGGCTGCTCCTTAGGAGCATACTTCTTAATCGCAATTGTCATTTTATATGTTGGGTAATAATTAAAACTAAATATGTCACAGACTCTCTATGATTTCATAGTCATAATCTCAGACCTGTTTTACTCTATGGACTTCACCATCCTTACACATAGCGTCCTTCGGTATAAGCTCTCAGCTATATACAGAATGTCTATCTCAGTTCTTATCCTTGTAATAGGCTACTCAGTCTTTGTAATGGATTATTCAATCTTGGCTATAGAATATCTTATCTCCCCATCAAGGTACACCTGCAGGGATCCAAGGACAAGTACCGATAACGTCCGTATACTTCCAAACGTGTTCTCAGTCAACTTCTTCCTCAAAGAATACGTATTTATTTACAGGAGTTAACTCTCCAGTCTCTTCATCTATCAATGAAAGTGTAAGCGTGTCTTCTGCAATTTCCATACGATAACTCTTATCTACTCAAGGTCAAGGTCATCTTCATATCATTCCCGTCTCGAGGATACTCTTTATCATTTTTTTCCTAGACCCCATATTGCGAACCATAAGTTCTCCTATATTACAGAATACAATTAACGGCGTTTTCTCAGTATAGTACTTCTCAATCTTTCAGTCGATATGAAAATCTATTACCGTTCTTACATACCTTCAATATGTTTTGGGTTTTCGTGTCATAGCTATTTCGTCATAAAGAGATAAATGAAGACTCCTCAGATAATGATACCAGCTAACCAAGCAAACGCCATATCTATTCAATCATATTGAAACCTTTTTTTGTTTACTTTCCTCTCAGTATCTGGACAAGGCGTCAACGTTTTCTTATCAGCTATAATGTAATTGTCGGTATACAATTCTCTCACAATGAAGCCGTCCTTATACTCTGCGACGATTTCTCACTTTATAGCTTCTTTAGTGATTTCAATAATATGAAACACGTGGCCTCATATTTGTAGAATATGGTCTGCTCCTTTCTTTTTAGGTTCCATTGAATATACAATAATTATCTAAAACTAATCCTCAATATCGAAAGCGTCGTCTTTCAGACCAAGTTTACCAGCAATATATTTCTTAGTAAACCTAGGTCTTTTCAGTTTCTTCTGATGATTCTCGTAAGCTACGATAACTGTCTGCTTACCAGCAATACAATTCTTATAAGCCTCAGGACTAACACATAATACCTTTCCTGTGGCTTCGTCTCTACCTACATAGATCACGTCTTTCCAATGTCTTCTATTAGGCCTTACTGATATGACCTCACCAAAGGTATAAGTATTTTGGTCTTGGATAAGTACTGGCGTAAGAAGATCAATATCGATAGATTGATTATTGATTACAATATCCTTAACAACACCAAAATCTACGATAGCGTTAGTACCATTAATCTCTTTAATTACTCCACTCCTCTGTATCCTTACTAATTGTCCTTGTTTTAATTCCATAATATATATTACAATAAATAAAAAACTATCTCGGTATTACTCATAATTCAATGAGACAGAACATAACATATCCTAAAGATATTAAACCTGCAACAACAATAGTTCCCCCCATAACATTTACGAATGTTATGTTAGCTTCGTACTTTGTTAATTCTCTTTTTAATTGTTTTTGCTCGTTTTCTAAAACGACTATCACTCCATTTAGTGACGATATCGTTCTCTCATACTCACTAATGTCCGGTACTTTCCTCATCTTATAGTTTTAGGTTATCAAGTAAAAATCGTTGGAT